CAGCGCGGAGGAGTTCATCAAAGTTCTACGGCGAACAATTTCAGTTGTGCATCCTGAGAGCGGAGACTACAATAGCGAGTCATCTGAAGAGCTTGACACGCCATCAGTAGGAGGGACGCCGCGAATGCAACCATCAGTGTCGCAGATACGCAACGCACAACCGCCACCGCCGTTACCAAAACCAGAGAGCGGCCAAAGGCCATTTCCGTTGTACTTATCCAAAAACTCTGAGGCGGTTCTGCTAGTTCCCGCCGTTATGAGTCGTACCGAATACGAATTGCTAAAAAAGCAGCTTGAAAACAGCCTTCTTGTAATGGAGGCGACTTCTGTTATTGATTCAGATACCTCTAATGAAAGCAAGGACTAGTCTTGTTTTATGCCCCCGTAGCTCAATTGGATAGAGCAACGGTCTACTAAACTGTTGGTTGCAGGTTCGAGTCCTGCCGGGGGCACTCAGAATTATTGCGTAAAGCATAAATAGTAAGTAAAATACGGTTTAGTAGACCGTTGTTCGGTTCCGTTGAGGTATAGGGACGGAAACCAAATCAACAAGGGCTGGTGAACTGGAGCGAGGCCACAGAGACTCGCAAGGTGAGCCGGCCCTTTTAATTTACCGTAGAACTTGCACAGATGAAACAATGTGTCTATAGTGGTCGGCCTCGCAAATGAAGCGGGCTGGCAAGTGCTGGTAACACTCGCCAACCCTACACGACCGAAACCTTTACTGGAGGTATTCGACCATGTCAGACAATCCTAACAAACAAACTGAGAATCCGCCCCTTGATGCGGAGGATTGGGAAAACGCCTTTGAGCCTTACAAAGGCCATCCGGGCGCAGCACTTCAACTCAGCTTTGCCTTGAATGCTTTGCGCGATTACCTGTACGAAGATCCCTTAGACGCTGAATTCATGTCAGAGGCGATTGATCGTGCTATCACGGCTCTTTATCCACACTCAGACTTCCATCTGTTATGCCGGAAGTTCTTTAACAAAGTGGTAGAGGGCGATATGACGCTGGAGGAAGAACAGATGCTGAAGAAGCTCGGCATTAAATTCTAATATCTGGCGCTTGCCTAAACGTTCGCCGTTTGCGTCAAAATGATTTTTTGGGCAAACGGAGGAATTTTTAGGCAAACGCGATTTATTAGGCAAAGCTGAGAAGTGCGATACCTCACTGACGATCGAGATGCGCGAGACGGGCGCAGGCTTGAACTTTGTATCGGTTGGGGCAATAACGGCGATTGGTATGTGGTTACGGTTCCTGAGGGCGAGCACAGCTTTAGCATGGTCAGGCTTTGCACGAGTGGCGGCGCTTCATCCGCGGTGCCCGGACTTGTCCCGTTGATCGCGGAAGCATTTCGTAAGGTACTCGCTGCCAGTGGTGAGCAGTGAAGTTGTTATTGAGGATACAGACTTATGAGTTGACAGTGGAACGGAAACCAAACAAGAGAGAGGAGATTGAATCATGGACTTAGCAGATCTATTCGCAAACACGCCAGAAGGAATCGTAGCCGGAGAACGTCGCGGCGGTAGAGCACTCGTCATGGAAGACAAGTTGCCGTTCAAAGGGCTGCACACGCCGGAGCTACGCGCACCGCTGGAGGCGTTAGGGTTTCAGTTTGGAGAAGAGTGTGGCGGACGCGGTTCTGACGGGGCGTCAATGTACATCGAATGCAAATTACCCGAGGGGCTACATTGAAAGTGATAGCGGGAAGTGAGCCAACAGAATCAGCGCAGCCACTAAATCCTTTAGGGAAGTAGAGGGAGAGAAATGCACGATTGTCCTGAATGCGAAGCGGCTTGCGATTGCGATATGGAAGACCACTGGCAATCTGCACCTGATGACTGCTCGCACGATTGCGACGAAGAAGAATATGACGATGACGATTATTACGGTGAGTAGAAACAGCAACGCCTCTCCCGGTTAAGGAAGAGAAAAGAGTTGCTTTGGTTTGTAGTTAAAGTATAATTCGTCCACGCGTTTGATAAACACCGACTTGCCCCGGTCATATCGTAGGAACTTCAGGAGCGATTGATAGTCGCGTTACGCCGAAAGTCTTTTCTTGTTCCTGAAGGCAGGTTAAGGCGGGCAAAAGCGCGGACGCGACTATCAATCGCTTTTCTTTTATGGACCACTCCGCACAATGAAGGATAAGTTACCCGCAGTTCTCTGGTATGCCAGTGACTGGCTAGGCAGCAATACACGTGCTCGCATGAGCCACCAGCAACGCGACGTTTACCTTACACTTTTATTCCGTTCATGGTACGAGACGCCCGCGGGAACACTACCCAACGATCAAGACGAATTAGCCATGATGGGCGGCGTTGACTTCGAGACATGGGAGCGGATCAAAGGGCCGATACTGGCTAAGTTTGATAGCGATGGAAACGGGCGCGTGTTTAATCCGCGAATGCTAAAGGAAGCGCGCAAAGCCAAAGGGCGACAGTCTGCGGGCGCCATTGGCGGCAAGCAAAAGCCAAGCAAACGTTAATCAAAACATGAAGCAAAATCGAAGCAAACCATCAAGCAAAGTTCGGACTTTTGCTTACCGTTTTTCGACCTCCGTTTAGCTTGGTTTGGATTAAGTTTCAAGGATCTCCATAGGAAACAAATCTATGAATGAACAAGAGTATGAGTTTCATCCTTATGCGTCTATTGTCCCGATGTTAGGCCAGGTTGAGTTGAACGCGTTGGCGGCCGATATCCAAGGGCACGGCCTTCGACATCCGATCGTCTTACTGGATGGAAAAATTCTTGACGGACGAAATCGCTATCGGGCTTGCCGCCTAGTCGGTGTTGAGCCCGAGTTTCAGGACTTCAACGGCGCAGGGGACCCGATCGCCTTTATTGTTTCTGAGAATCTGTGCCGGCGACACCTGACAGCAAGTCAAAAAGCGTTGGCTGTGGCTAAGATCGCGGACCTCCCGAGGGGGAATCCGAATCTGAAATCCTCAAAAAGCCCAACAAATTCCAATTCCGTACAAATACGGAATTGGACAACCACGGCTGAGGCAGCCAAAGAGGTAGAGGTTAGTCCGAGCACGATAGAACAAGCGAAAAAAGTGTTACGTGAGGCACCAAAAGAAGTCGTTGCCCAAATAGAGCGGGGTGAGAAATCCGTCGCAACGGCGGTTAAGGAAATCCGAAAGGCGAACGCCGAAGACGAGGTGAGGGCTGTTGATAAGACTGGCTACCCCATTCCTGATGCGATTCTCGAAGACTGGAAAGAAGCTGACTCTTTCCGGTCAACCCTTGCCGATCTGCAACGGATAAAACTCTCCGTCGAAAAGTCGTTAGAAACCAGTGAGTTGAGGTTCCGCGAAATTGGTAAGGACTGTTTAATTGATCTTCAAAATGCCTGGGCGACACTTAAGCAAGTCTTACCGTATGCCGTTTGTCCAACGTGTCAGGGCCGAACGCGGGATGATTGCACAAGCTGCAAGCAGAGAGGCTTTGTTTCGGAGTTTGGATACACACATTGGTTTCCAAAGAAGACGATCGAACTACGCGAGAAGGCGATTAAACGGTGAGCACCTTACGCGACTACCAGTCAGAAGCGGTGAGCGCGGTTTTCAACGCGTGGGAAGAAAAGAACAGCACTCTAGTTGTGTGCCCTACGGGAACGGGTAAGACTCAAATCTTCTGTGACATCATCCGCAAGATGCAGCCAAGGCGCGCGATGGTGCTTGCGCATCGAGGTGAGTTGATCACTCAGGCAGTCAATCGTCTTAGGAATGACTTTGGGATCAACGCCGATATCGAGATGGCTGACTTACAGGCAGACGAGTTTTACCACAATCGCGCTCCGGTGGTTGTCTCAACAATCCAAACGCAATGTGCGGGTAACGGCGGCCACGGTCGAATGAAGATCTTCGATCCTAACGACTTTGGCCTTGTTGTTTGTGACGAAGCCCATCACTACACAAGCCCATCATTTAGGCGCGTACTTGATTACTACAAACAAAATCCTGAACTGAAGATCTTGGGAGTGACGGCAACGCCAGACCGAGCCGATGAGCAGGCATTGGGCCAAGTCTTTGAAAGTGTAGCCTACGATTACGAGATCCTTGATGCGATACATGATGGCTGGCTGGTTCCGGTCGATCAGAAGATGGTCCATATCGAGGGTTTAGACTTCTCAGCCGTGCGAACAACTGCGGGAGATCTGAACGGCGCCGACCTTGCGGCAGTGATGGAAGCGGAAAAGAATCTACACGGCATAGCATCCGCTTCAATAGAGATTATTGGTGACGGCAAGAGAACACTTGTTTTCACTGTTACCGTGAAACAGGCCGAAATGCTGTCAGAGATTTTCAACCGACATAGACCAGGGATGGCAGATTGGGTTTGTGGCAAAACACCAAAACCAGATCGTTACAGGATCTTTCGAGACTTCGACAGCGGCAGAACTCAGGTGCTCGTGAATGTTGGCGTTGCGACCGAGGGCTACGACAATCCGGCAGTTAAGGTAATCGTACAGGGCCGGCCAACAAAATCGAGGTGCCTCTATGCGCAGATCATAGGTCGATCACTTAGACCATTGAAAGGCGTAGTTGACGGAGTTGAAACAGCCGAAGCGCGGAAGATCGCAATATCTTTAAGCCCTAAACCTTCGGCCTTGGTTTTGGATTTTGTTGGCAATGCCGGTCGGCACAAATTGATGACGACTGCGGATGTATTGGGCGGGAAAGTTAGTGATGAAGCGGTTGAACGAGCGATAGCAAAGGCAAAGCAAAACGGCAAGGCTATCCGCATGGACCAAGCGCTTGATGAAGCCGAGCGCGACATTCACCGGGAAATTGAGGAGCGCAAAAAACGTGAAGCCGCAAGAAAGGCGCATCTTGTCGCTACGGCAAGGTTCAGCACTAAGACGATTAACCCTTTTGACGTTTTTCAGCTTCAACCTTCTAAGGCCAGGGGATGGGATTCCGGCAAGAGCATTTCAGAGAAGCAGCGCTCGTTCCTGCTGAAGCAAGGTGTGAATCCGGAGGGTATGCCCTACGCTCAAGTGCGCCAAGTAATGAATGAGATGTTTAGACGCTTCGATAAGAAACTCGCTACCCTGAAGCAGTGCAACCTACTGCAACGTCACGGTTATGAGACTAAGGATCTCTCAATGGTTGATGCTGGCAAGCTGATTGACGCACTGGCAAAGAATAACTGGAGGCGTCCAGCATGAATGTTGAACGCTGGTATCGCGTAAACAAAAAGCGGCGATGTTCGATATGCGATCATCCTGACTGGTGTACATATCAGGACGGGGCTGTCTGTTGTATGCGCGTAAAGTCGGAAACGCCAATGAGAAACGGTGGCTATCTCCACAAAACGGATATCAGAATTCCGTACACAGCCCCTGCGAGAAAGGCGATCGAGGACAAGCCGCTTGATGCTCGCGCAATGTGGGAAAGGTGGTTTAAGCAAACCGACTTCTACCGGCTAGACGGGCTTGGAATGCTGCTCGGCGTTGATACTGATTGTTTGAAAGCGATCGGTTGTGCATGGTCAACCTTTAACGCTTGGGCGTTCCCGATGAAGAATGCGAGCGGAGACGTGATAGGAATTCGTTTACGAAATGACAAGGGCGATAAGTGGGCAGTGAAGGGATCGAAGTCAGGGATTTTTATTCCCCTCGATTATCATTACATGTCAGACGGCGTTCTTTATCTAGTGGAAGGGCCGACAGACCTTGCGGCAGCTATGACCATCGGGCTGCAAGCAATCGGTAGGGCGGCATGTCTCGGACAAGAGGAAATGATATTGGGTTACATCGCGCGGCATAAGATCCGCAGGTTAGTAATTGTCACTGACAACGATGGACCGGGAGTTAAAGGCGCAGAGAAACTGCGTTCTATGCTTTCAATCTCAAGTTGTCTTTGGCTTCCACCAGTAAAGGATATAAGAGAGTTTGTCAACCTTGGCGGTAACTACGCAGACATGCAGGCGTCCTTAAAAGACCTAAGATGGTCTAAGGGCAGCCAGTGATTGCACAATTGACCGGAGAAGGGAAAACGAACAATGCCTGAACTAACAGCAACGTCGATAATGACTCGCTATAAAGCGTTGGAACGAATCGGAAAGTATGTTGATAACCCGGACGATCCGATTGAGTTCGCGCGTAAGGTGGCGTTATTCGTTGGTGAGAATAACGAAGATGCGATTATGACGTTTGCAGAGGATGGTAGCACGCGTGATGAGTTGGAATATCGCGCACTCTCAATACTGCTGCACAACTGACCGAGAAGAAAGGGTAAATGGGACTCTATAACTTCAAAGAACGGTTCGCGCCCTTCATCCGTGATGGCAGGAAGCGCCACACAATCAGAGCAACCCGAAAGGTGCGCGATAAGGTTGGCAACATTGCACACCTATATGTAGGCTTGCGCACGAAGTACGCATTTCTGTTGGGCCGATATCCGATCACGAAGATCGAACCAATTGAGATTCTGCACGGCTGCACCTGTAAGCAGATCGCGTGTGAACACTCAGTACGAGTTCTGATTGCTGACCAGGAGTTGAGCGCAGACGAGCGAGAGAAATTGGCCCGTCTGGATGGGTTTGAGGACTTCACGGAAATGAAAGCATTCTGGAAAGGGCGACTCCCATTCAAAGGCGAGATCGTTCACTGGAAGTTCGACTGACGACTGTAAAGATGCGACGAAAGAAGTTTTATATTCTAGTGCAGCACCATCCAGACCATCGAGGAATAAAATTACGGAGCTTTGCAATTTACCTTGGAAGAACCTTCCTTTGCTATGCATGGTCACTATCCCGAGCGTGGCAAGCTTTAGACTTCCTCAGAAAGCAGAGAGATCGTGAGTTCATAAGGAAAGGGAGGCGCGGATGAAGCCCTACTACGAAGAAAAAGGAATCCAGATTTTCAACTGTGATTGTAGGGAGTTGCTTCCGTCTCTTCCAAGTGTTGATTTGGTGCTGACTGATCCGCCTTACGGTATTGAGCGCGACGGCATGCGGCCTACCACAAGCTCACACGGAGGACGCAAGGCTTATGAGTTCTTGGGATGGGATTCCCAGGCGCCAGCGCCTGAGATTTTTGATTCAATTTTTGCCTGCTCAACGAATCAGATTATTTGGGGCGCGAACTATTTCACTCGGTCGCTACCGCCGAGCATGGGATGGCTGTTTTGGGATAAGGGACAGCGTATCTGTGGCTCCGATGGTGAACTTGCGTTTACTTCGTTTGATTGTGCCTTGCGCGTGTTCATCTTCAACCGTGTCGAGTTAATGCTGGATGGCGCGTATCACCCAACACAAAAACCTCTAAAACTTATCAAGCACTGCATAAGCCATGCGGACAAGCAGGTGGAATTCCCACTCATCGAAACGATTCTTGATCCATTTATGGGCAGCGGCACAACTCTGCGAGCCGCCAAAGATTTAGGCCGAAAAGCCATAGGTATTGAGGTTGAGGAAAGGTACTGCGAGATCGCTGCTAACAGGCTCAGACAGCAAGTATTAGGTTTCACAGCATCAGCCTATTAGATACTATGAGTTTTGGGGCCAAAACATTTCTTGAGGCGAAAGCCAGTTATAAGCCGCTACGCCGCACAGGCTTTAGACGCAAAGCCTACTCAGGAGACGTAGAGGATGCACTATCACGTCACGCCTCGAAGCTGAAGCAGCGAACACCACTGAGGAAAGTCTTTAGGCGAGCACGACACACACAGGACGGAGACTCAGCAAGAGACATCAAACTTGAGAACGATCAACTCATCAGAGAGATCGTCGCAATAAGAGATAGGAGGTGCTTCACCTGTCCTGAAACAGAAGATCTTGAAGTGGGCCATTTATTCCGTCGCGGGATTGAGTCTCTGCGGTGGTCTTTAGAGAACAACGCGGCTCAGTGCTCGCTCTGTAACTTTCGCCACGAGTTTTCGCCTCATCACTATGAGAATGAATTCAAACGATACTTCGGAATCAGAGCATTTAAGAATCTTGAGAAGCGCTCACGACAAAAGGGTAAACTGACTTACATTGAACTTTCTGAGATTAGAGATCACCTGAGAGTGGTTCTGGAAACGCTAAAGTTGAGAAACTCTCTTGACACAATGGCCGATTAGGAGTACGCTGTTCCGCGTAGAAAGAAGGGCTGTCAGAGCCGTTAACTCCGACAACCCAAAGCCACAACCTGATTAACCGTGTTAAGGAGAAAATCAAGTCATGACCAAAACGAATAATAGCACCGCATCCGACAAACTGTCTGCGTTACTTGATCGCCTGTTTAGGTTTCCGCACAACATCGATAAGCTCGAACTTCTGGACAAAGTCTACGGCCCGACAGAGCCTTTTAACGCGGGTTACAAGGACAGTAAATTGACCCTTTGGGAAACTCGCGGATTTACTTGGTGGTATTGCGATCTGGACTTAGCTAACCAACGGAAAGTCGTAGACGCGATCCTTGAGCGGTATCCCGAACTGGAGGGAATGCTATGAACAAGTCGCACTTTCGGCCTGAATCTGAAGCCGAACACAAACGCGGAAGTATGGGATATAACGTACCTGATCGCTGTGCGCATTGCCGCCGACCGTTTCTAGATCACGTCAACGGCGAATGTCGCTACGTTTGCGAGCTATGTGACCGTCTCTCAAAGCACGATGAAGAGCATAGGTGTACTGAGTGCGGAGGTTGCGAGCATTGTTGTCATGGCGAAACCTTCAAAGCCTGCGAAGAAAAGCGGGAGGCGTGATGAGCAAACTACGAAACTACATCACCAAGAAACCCGCTGTTTTCGTTGCGGAGTGTTCCGCAAAAATCTCTGGCTACTGCGAGGATGAATCTGAACTTGGGGCTAAAAATCTCGCAGCTGCTGAACGCGAAATGCACGAGGCCGGGTGGCTCGATAACTTCATAATCGAGGACACGGAGAACATAGCCTGTCCGGCTTGCGTCAAGTATTGCAAAGAGAACGTCGCTGATTTTCAGGAACTTGATCAGCGTGCCGGAGGCAAGGCAGTATGAGTCGGAGTACGGTCAGCAAATCCCACATAGACGAAACAAGGCTGCGAGAAATGCTTAGCATAGCCATCAACGTCGCCGGTTCTCAAAAGGCGTTCGCTGAAAAGGCGGGCATATCGGAGCAGTTTCTTTCCGACATTCTCAAACAACGCCGTGAGATCAGCGATAAGATATTAAAGTGGTTTGGGCTGGAGAGAGTGATCTACTATCGGCGCATCGACGGAGGCAAACTCTGAATCAGATGAGCGATCGATACGACGAAGCCTGGTACGCTAGGCGGCTAGCAAAATACAACGCGAAGAAGGCGTCTTCAAATGGCGCCGCTTTAGCGCAGAATGCCCCGCTAGCGCCTCAAGATGGAAAGTCTTACCGATTCATCGTGTTCGGCATTGCTCAGCCAGCGGGCAGCAAACGGGCGTTCGTGCCGCTACATCCTCAGACTAAGCATCCCTACAGAAACAAGAATGGCGGGATAGTTGTCTCCGTAGTTGATGATAACAAGCGCTCCAAGGGCTGGAAGCGGTTAGTTGCCAAAACAGCGCAGGAAGAGTGTGGCAGCCCATTACTGACAGGTCCGCTCAAAGTTACGCTGGTTTTCTATCGCGAGCGGCCAAAGTCACATTGTGGCACTGTAGGGCTGAACAAAGTCGGCAGAGAGACGCCGTATCCGATTACAAAACCTGATTCGGGAAAGCTTGCAAGGGGCACGATCGATGCGATGACTGGCGTTCTATACGTCGATGACGCGCAGATAGTTGACGACATCACGCTGAAACGCTACGGATCGCCGGCCCGAGTTGAAATCACAGTTGAGCAAATAGAAGTTTCAGATCCAAATGAGCAGCCGGTTCTATTTGAAAGTGAGGATAAGGCACCGTGGGATTAACTTCTCTTGGGCACTTTCAAAGCCGCATTGGACGTTGTCAGGATTGTGCGGCGTTGCGATGTAAGCATGACTGTGGACACGGAATCGAGCCTGACAGTAACGTTTCCACTTCCAGCACCATAGTAAGCAGGGGAGGGGCGAACTGAAACACAATTACAGCCAGACCGTGTTGCCCTGCCGTAATCGGTATAGAAGCAGTGCGCGAGGAAATCTAAGCCAAGCAGTTCAGCCCTTCCCTTTTGAATTGCTCTTCCAAACAAATCAGGGCGCTTGACTTCTCACGTGCGCTCGTGATATATACTAACGCATGGTCAAACCTGAATCCTACAACTTAATAACAAGTCAATTACCGAGAGGGATCGTGGAATGCAAAACGGAACTGCTCACAACGAAGCTTGAGCGAGCCGCACATGGTGCGTGGTTTCTTAATGCCGCGATCAATGCCGAGTTCACCATGAAAGACGGGCGCACGGTGAGAATTACGAAAGTCGTGAGGCTCAAAGGCGCACAGGAGGGGAAGCGGCCCAACCCTAATCCGTTCGGCCGGAAGGCGAAGAAATAATGCACACCACCCAACCCACACAGCGAGCCTATTGCGGCGATAGAGATCGAGGATGCGGAGCCGAACTTACGGAAGCGGATCTCGAGATGGGCGCTTGCTCGCAATGCGGAGAGCCGCTAACAACTCCGGAGCTACCGTTACGCCATGCACTCTTAATGTCATTGAGTGAGGTTGAGAGCGCGAGACGTGAAATGTCGGCAACGTAAGAAAGGACAGAGCAGTGGAACTCGAAGACTTAATGCGATTCGCTAATGCTTATGCACGATTAGGTTGGACTATCCAAGAGCAACTCAAGGATGTAGTCAACGGCGACTGTGACGATATCAACCCTAACGCCTTAGCGGAAATCGATCGGACCATGCGTGGATTCAATGAAGACCTTGATGCTGCGATTGATGCGGCCATGAGCGCAACAGCGCAAGTATAGCGCAGGGAGAGAAGGCAATGGCAGATGGTAAATCAACAGCAACAAGTTCCGGTATCGGATTTGGCGCCGCGTTAGCAATGACAATCTCGTGGTCACTGTATCACTCAATCTTGTGGGCCATCCTGCACGGCATCTTCGGCTGGCTTTACGTTATCTACTTCGCTTGGAAACGGTAAGACTATGAGACAAAAAGCACAGGGGCTTGCGCGTTGGGCCAACACAGATCCAGCACTACACTTCAATACTCCTGAGCCGCAACCTGATATGCGTTGGCGGGGTGCTTGGATTCGGTGCTTAAGCAACTTCGACTATGAGGGCGCACAGTTAATCCGAGAACGCAATGCGTCTCCAAGTGATGAAAGGGAACGACAATGACAACTGAAACAATTACGCGAGGCGATTGGGTTACGTGCGACGATGAGCGCGAGTCTCACCTGTATAACGTGATGTGCGTTAATCCCGTGCGGGCAGCTAAACCCGGACTTGACGGTTCATCGCAGCCAGCGCAGGGGGCTGGCGGTGAGTGGAGTGTTCACAAGTGCAAGCGTGAGATCGTTAACGAGCGTGGTTTCTACGTTGCGTTTACGACAGATGAGTAGACCGCTGAGCAAATCGTTTCAGATCATCGCGCCGTGCCGTTGCTGGTGGCTGCGCTCAAAGAATGTCAGACCTACGTTGAACTTCATACACCAGAGAAACGCGGACTATGTGGGAGTCTGCTGGATAAGATCGACTCCGCCCTCGCAGCCGTAGAACATTCAGAGGCTCAAGTCTGATGTCTAACCAAATGGAAGACGAGACAATCAAGAAGGTAATGCAGGAGCTAGGGCGCCGGGGCGGGAAAGTTTCATCTAAGAAGAAGCGGGCAGCAACACAGAAGAGTCTTGCGAAGGCGCGAGCGGCACGGTGGCCTAAGAAGAAAAAGGATAAACCTAAGTGACTCATAATCAACAGCAACAACCAGAGCAGCAGTACACGTTAGAGGAAATCAGGGAGGGTTGCGAGCCTTTGTGGGGCAATGTGGAATGTATGACTTGCTCGCGACTGCTTGGATACATCAGCGATCTACTATTGCTACTCCAGCGCGTACCAGATGAGAAGCGGATGGCGGAGATTCGGAGACGCAATAAGGTTGCGCAAGACATGATTAAGGCAGGGCTGAAAGTTGAGCCGCGCCTGTCATGGGAAGACGTTGACTATCTTCTCTCCCTGCTCCAGCAGCCACCCACAGCGAGCGAGCGGTGCAGTAGGTGTCGAATTTGCGGTCACGAGCAGAAGTGGATCGCGAACGATGGTACGTGCCGCTTTCCGGTTCCGATCTGCTCCGATGCTTACCACGGCACACGGCCATGCGGCTGCAAGTGCATCTTTCCCGCCACCGGCGCAACCACTGAAGACGATGAGAGAAGGTTTGAGCAGCGCGGAGATGAAGGCAGAGAACATATGTTAAGTAAACCGGAACGGGACATTAAAAGTCTGCTTGAGCACTTAGAACAACTTCACGTCGCAGAAATCCGCCAAGCCCGCATGAATGCTATCGCTGAATGCATTGGCAAGGTGCGTTGTATGGGTCAAGAATGGGACGCAAACGCTCGGAGCAGGGGCGCGGCATTTAGTGACAAGGGGGGATTTGCGGAAGAGATTGCATCCGCGCTCGCGTCACTCGTAACCGGACAGGGAGAGAGTCAACCTTGAAACCATTAACTGAACACTTCATTGAAAACCTGATCATCGCGTTAATTCTTTCTGCCCTTGCTTTGGCCGGAGCCTACTTCCTGTGTGAGAAGGTGAACCAAGTGGTAGACGTTCCAAGAGAGGCTCCGAGAAAGATTCAGGTGAGATTATGAGCGAACCAAAGAATGGTGTACTCTCGCACGGTTCCACTCAAATCTCTAAAACTGGAAGGAATTACCCTCTCAAATGAAACGTAAACTTGTCTCAATTTCTGCGTTGCTGCTCATGGCGTTCGCGCTTATGTTACCCATTGCTCCGCAAGCAGCACACGCAACTACAATCGACTGTGACTTGACCGGACAACTCTGCCGTCAAATAAGCAGACGCATGTACGACCTCTGTATCGTGATGGGGCGGCCGGCTGATCAGTGCGCCTATGAAGAAGCACAAAACACAATTAACTGCTTAGCAAATTCCGGCTGTCCGTATAAGCCGCCGACTTCGCCTCCGGGTAGTAATTGATACTTTGACGAACTTAGACCGCCACCCTCGACAGGCGGCACGGGTCAAGCGATCTGTGTTTTCGGGGGATAACCAGACTGCGGGGGTGGTGGTTTAGGAGAAGAAGGTCTCTATGAAGTTACTCGACTTGTATTGCGGGGCCGGTGGCGCGGCAATGGGCTACTTTCGCGCCGGCTTCACTGAGATAGTTGGAGTCGATATCCAACCTCAGTTGCGTTACCCGTTCTCGTTCATTCAGGGCGATGCGCTAAATCCAGCCGTTGACATATCGCGCTTTGACTTCATCCATGCCAGCCCGCCATGTCAAAAGCATACCGCACTGAAGACGGTTTGGAATTACCGAGATAACCACACCGATCTGATACCGCAGACGCGAGAGATGTTAAAAGCCACGGGCAAGCCTTACGTAATCGAGAACGTTCCCGGCGCTCCGTTGCTAAATCCTTTCAAGCTTTGTGGGAGCGCTTTCGGTTTGGGCGTAGAAGTGTATGACGGTTGGCGGGATCTTCAGCGGCATCGACTGTTCGAGTCTAATGTGAATTTGTTGTCACCGCCCTGTAATCATCACGCCAATGGGACCATCGGCATTTACGGTGATCACGCCCGAGACAGGCGGCGTAAGCCCGGCGTCCGCGATAGAGGGATAGACTTTCCTGACAGCGATAAACTGGCCCTTGGTAAAGCAGCCATGCAGATGCCTTGGGTTGGAAAATGGCGAGAACTGTCAGAGGCGATCCCGCCAGCTTATACGGAATGGATCGGGAAACACTTACTAACCCTTATCTAGTTACCTATGTCGCGTCAACGCCTCACCCACAAATCCTCTATTTACTTTTCCTCACCTAGCAACGCATAATCCACCTCGGCGTATTCGAACGCTACAGCCTGAGATTCTTACAGCATGTATCAGTGGACCATCAACTTAAAACGAGATGCCGACTATTGGGAAGAAAGGGTCACTGTCAAAGATCAGGCCGGGGCTGCGGTGGTCTTTAGCGATGCAGAGATCACGATCCATCCCTCTCCGAGCACTGAAGAGTTATTAGAAGATGTTGTCTGGAGCCTATCGAACGGGAAGCTGCTCATGCCTTCGGATGGTGTGTTTGGCTTTGAAATCCCACTGGCTGAGATCGCTGCTTATGAGTGGAAGCGAGGCGAGTTCTGTTGGTCCGTAACTTACACAGATGGTCACGTTGACGGTAGCTGGCTGACCGGAAAAGTGGTGATTGAAGACGCTTGCCTGTAGAGAGAGTCACAATCCAGCCAAGGGTGCAGACCTTAAGTTTCTTGTCTGGCCAGCGGATAACGATTGAAAAACAGGATGTTCAGGTTGTTGTTCGCGGAATACAAGGGCCATCAGGACCGCAAGGGTTACAGGGCATTCCAGGTTCAGCAGGAACGCCGCGCATAGAGATCCCCTTTTCGTTTGGTGATGCGACGCCCGCGAATCTCTTTTCGGCAGTTGCGGGCAAGTTGATTGAGCGGATCACGCTCTACATTGAAACGACATTTGATGGTGAGAGCCCATCGTTAACAATCGGTGACGAATCCGATCCGGCATTACTGATGAGCACACTCGAAAACAATCCACTTGAAGAAGCAGCCTATCAGGTGACACCTAACCTCTCTTACGAAACTGACACACAAGTGCTGCTATTTATCAGTCCCGGTGTGGGGGTTTCACAAGGGTCAGGACTGGTTGTTGTAGAAATGCAAACGTAAGTTTAAGGAGCAACGAAATGGCATCTATCTGGCAGGACCTATTAGGGACAACCAAGGCGTTTTTTAGAATCGGTTTTACTGGCCCGCGCTTAAAGGATTCAAGCGGCAATCTTTTGATTCGCAATCCCGGCGATTCAGCAGACGCCGAAGTCACAGCGTCCAAGTTGAATGTGAGCGGGAACAGCGTTGATTTAAACTCAGATGCTGCTGGTTCTGGTGCCGATTGGAAGTACACGCTTCAGCGGCCATCAAGCGGCATGGGCGCAGCGGTTACGCTAACACTGCCAGTTGACGACGGCTCGCCTGATCAGGTGCTTAAAACAGATGGAAGCGGCGTATTGAGTTGGACTAGCGCGGCGGCCACGGATGCTGACGATAAGATCGACACGACAACTCTTGCATTCGACAGCACCTCCCCCGTTGCTATGTTCACCCTGCCGGCAAATGCGGTTATTGAAAAGATTCAGGTAGTAATCGACACCTCCTTTGACGGAGCGCCGACAGCATCAGTGGGCATCTCGGGTACCGTCTCAAAGTACCTTTCATCTACTGACCTTCTTTTGACGCAGGCGGCTGGCACTGTATTCGAGGTTCATCCGGGCGTGGCTGCCCCCGGTGGCACCGAAGCGCTTATTATTACCTATGCGGCAGGTGGTGCCACGGCTGGATCGGCTCGTTTCTTAGTGTTCTATGCAATTCCAAGTTAAATGGGACTTTGGCTTGCATTATTGGGAACGGTCAGGACTACGTTCAAAATCGGCCTTAACAAGGCCGTATTGGACCCCAGTGCGAATACGAGTCAGCGGACTTATACGCTGCCAGATAGAGCCGGAACGTTCGCGCTTCTGAGCGGGAGAAACACATTTAGCGAACAGTACGGATCGGGGCCGATCCATGACAACGGTAACAGCGGCAGTGGGACGGTTACGATCGATTGGGACAATGGGAACTCTCAACTTTTAACGTTGACCGGCAGTCCGACACTCGCATTTTCAAACGGACAATCAGGCTTCCGCTACTTATTGGAGATTCGAACTGGAGCAGGGAGTTTCACCGTCACATGGCCCACAGTGACCTGGATGCGCAGCGGGGGAACAGCCCCAACAGTACCAACAGCGGCCAGTAAAACGGCTTTAGTGGGCTTGAGCTACAACGGCACAACTTATATCGGTAGTTATGGAGACAACGCCTAACCGAGACGATCTAATCATCTCCCATTTGTGGGTAGTTAAGTCTGTCGCAAATATGCTCAAGACCTCTTGCCTATTTTCTGCCGATTGGGATGAGTTGATCAGTGCTGGAAACTTCGCTTTGGTTAAGGCCGCGCATCGTTTCGAAGGTCGTAATGGTTGCCAGTTCAAGACCTACGCGTTCAAGTTTGTGAGAGGTGAGATGCTTCGATCATTTACTCGGATAGACGGACATCACGATTCAGGCCGGATTGAGTCTGTTCCCCTGGAGGATAACTACGTGACTCCAGCACAACAAGAGGATAGGATTTATGATCGTGAACGCGCCTCAATCTTCCAGACGTTGCTTAATAATCTGAAGCCGCGGCACAGAGAGACACTGAATGCTTACATCAACGGTGAATCTCTTGTTAAATTAGCTCGCACTAAAGGAATGAAGCGTGACCGGATAATGAAGTGGCAGCGCACGGGAATTAAGAATCTGCTAATTGCGGGAGAACCATTTCGAATCTAAGATTGATAAAACCCGATACTGGGTACAAAATCCCGAAAGGAACATTTAATGCGAAAAACGATCCTTACTTTAACCCTTCTCACTCTTTGTTTGCTTCCAACGCAGAGATCTGTTACAGCACTAACTGCTAACTCTCTGTCTTCACAATCGAGTGGGTTGGTGCTCGGAGTTTCTGTGAGTCAGGACACTATTACTTTAGGTAGCCCCGTCACCGTCACTGGAACGGTTACGAACACCGGAAACGGAACGAAGCACATAACCTTCGAGATCATTTCCTATTCGGCCTGTGAGGCTGAGCAGCACGCCGATCTCTTTTACAATCAGGACTACATCGTCCCGGCGCACACGACAAAAATTGAGACCGTCACTTTTACGCCTGAATGCGGGGGTGAGTGGGATGCCTACACGGCGATGATTTACCACAACTCCGCGAGTGAAGTTGAAACGTCCTACGATGTTGTTCCATAAGACAGAATTGACATGACACCATCGTTTTGTTGTGGCTTTGAGTGTGGCAAGTTAGGGCCGCATTGGAGCGCGGGAGCAGGAACGCCCACCTTTGATACTACCACGGTAAATGCTGGTACGTACTCGCTGCGCTGCAATGCTTCTGGTAGTCCCGTTTATGCAATCGGATTTGGTTGGGGTGAATCGGGCACTATAAGTGTTCTCCGTGCTTACGTAATATTTCCAACCGCCCTGCCAACCGGGAATTCGTATATATTATGGAAAGTTCAGAATGTAAATCTCGGGCTTTACTTCCAGTTTTCCGATTCTAAGCTTTATTGTAGATTTGACACGACGAATGGCGCTTCCGGCTTCTCTGTTAGCACGGGACAATGGTATCTGATTGATATCAAGTTCAATCAGACGGGAGGATCAGGCACAACAGTTGACGCGCAAATCAACGGTAGCACATTGGGGCAGGCGAGCGGTACAGGGTCAGGCGCGACATCCTTCACTAATTTGGGCATAGATGGCGCGGTCACGTGCGATATTTACTTCGACAGCTTTTTAGTAAGTGCAACAAGCGGTGACTACCCTTTAGGTTCCGGCAAGGTGCTTGGATTCGTCCCGGCTTCTGATGGTACTCATACCGCTACTAGCACCAACATCGTAAAAGGCACGACCGGAACTCCGGTTGGAGCCGCGATCACATCTGCCACATCCGACTCGTTCAATTGGGTGAACGCGCGGCCAATAGGCGGGGGCGCGTCAGACAATACGCGATTAATCAACCAGCAAACCCTATCCTCGGGTCAGTACGTTGAGCATGGAATCGAGCAGACCTCGGAAACTTCTGCTCCGCGAGCAGTTGAGGTGGTGGGTATTCATCGGCAAGCGGCAACGCAAAGCTGCAACTCAACCTTCAAGGTCAACGACAATGGAACTGAGAACACAGTTTTCGCGCAATCGGCTAATGGCTTAACCAGTGATCAGTATTTCACCAAGCACTACGGGCTGATGCCCGCGGATTCAGCCGCTTGGACGCTTGCCCGATTCAAAGCGCTTAAACTCAGATTCGGTTATTCGTCCGATGCAACTCCGGATGTATACTTACGCGGATGGGCCGTCGAAGCAGAGTTCCCCGTGGTTGCGGCCACGTCACTACCGTTTCCTGTTAAGCGTCCGCAGTTGTTCAAAAGGAGAATCTGAATGTCTCGCATGTATCGAGTCCCTTACACGGGAACCATAACTAACTCAGGGGGAGACGCGGACTTCGTTATTCTCCAGCCGGCAGACGATAAGCCGATTCGATTGGCAGGCTGGCTTCTAGGGCAAACATCGGAGGTTGGCGACGCAGCAGAAGAGAACTTAAGGATCACTGTTCGCCACATGACTGCGACTGTTACAGTCACGGGCGGGACGAGTGTGACACCCCAAGCTAATCGGCCCGGAACATCTGACGTGGCAGCGGCTGGATTTACTGCGACTTGTAATAGCACTACTGTTGCGACAACATCAGGAACAAGTACAATAATGGAAGAAACTGGCTGGAATGAGCGCAGTTCGCCGTGGGAGCGATTTATTCCTGAAGAAATGCGCCCTATTGCGATGCAGGGAGAGGCATTGATTGTTCGAATGGAGACAACGCCTGCGGACGATTTCACTCTTGCGGTAACCTTTTTCGTTGAGGAAATGCCCTGAGAATAGGAGAGCGAAATGGCATTTTTCAAAAGAATAGTAAGGCGAGTAAGATCCAGGGTTAGGTGGATGCCATCAAAAACACCAACTCCGGTAGTATCGCAGTTGGCGCCACATTTTCTAGCAGGAGATTAAGGGATGCAGTATTTACCCGAACTCATTATGCTGATTGGCTTGATCGTCTGGCTCGCCACTGATAAGCCTAAGATTTCAGAGTTAGGACGACTCTGTTTCTTTGCTTGACTTTTGGCTACTTGTTTGAATGGGATAAAGTGAAAAAGGTTAAGGAAAATGAGGTATCGCCACAGGCGGGAGACAGCAATCCCCGCCCCTCTGACGCTTTCCCAAAAACTTCCCAATGGGACTGGAACGAGCAACACAGTCAAGCAGCCATAATGCTCGCGTCTGGCTACACACAACAGGCAACAGCGGATCACGTGGGAGTTGATAGACGGTCGATTACTAACTGGCTGCAAAATCGAGACTTCGCGGCGGAAGTTGATCGCCTCTCACTAATGGTTGACGTGTCTTCCCGTGCTGAGCGGTTACGCATTGCGATGCGCGCCATCCGGCAAAAGGTCAGGGAAGACGGAATCGACACTGACAAAGACGTGCTCGACTGGCTCAAATTCGCGCAGAGTGAAACCGATGGAGTCAAACTCGACTTATCAAAACTTGCCGCCCTCGGTGAAAATGAAACACCTGTGGCCGATAGAAGATCGACTGGAACAGGTACGCAGCGAGAAAGCGCGGCAGAGTCTCGCGATCAAGGAAGCACCGAAAGCAGCGGATCCGGAATGGAATAAATGCGCCGATTCCTATTGCTACTTCATTAACACCTATGTCGTTATCTACGACGCGACTCTGAGAGGGTGGATACCCTTTTCTCTGTGGCTCGAACAGGAAGCCTCACTTGAGACAATCCACCTAAATCAACTTGTAATCATCCTCAAAGCGCGGCAATTGGGTCTTACCTGGCTTGTGCTTGCCTACTTCTTATGGTTGATGATCTTCCATCCCTCTGCGGCGGTGCTCGTCTTTTCACTCCGCGACACCGAGGCGAAGTTCTTGCTTGGTGATGAGCGTTGGCGCGGTATGTTTACCCGACTTCCAGCCAACATCCGAACAGACGCCAAAGGGGGAATTCTTACTCTTATCAAAGATGACGAACACGTAAGGACGCTATCAAACGGTTCAACCATAAAAGCCTTTCCAACAACTGCCGGCGACTCGTATTCAGCCACTGCGGCACTTGTTGATGAGGCCGATCTGGTTCCGGACCTGAATAAGTTAATGGGGCGAGTAAAGCCGACGATCGACGGTGGCGGAAAAATGATCCTGCTCAGTCGGTCGGATAAGAAGCAGCCGAATTCGGAGTTTAAGAGAATCTATCGCGCAGCTAAGCAAAAGCTGACGGATTGGGTATCGATCTTCCTGCCTTGGAGTGTACGCCCCGATCGTACGCGTGAATGGTATGAGAAGCAGAAGCGAGACATTCTGCACCGGACCACCGCGCTTGATGATCTTTACGAACAATACCCGAACACCGATACTGAAGCGTTGGCGCCGCGCTCGCTAGATAAAAGAATCGCACCTGTATGGATCGAGCAGTGTTATCAAGAGCTAAATTCACTTTCAGAAGAAGAAACGAGCGGAGCCCCATCAATACCAGGATTGGTAATTTATCGACTTCCGGTAAAAGGCAGGAGTTACGTTGAGGGGGTTGACACAGCCGAGGGCAACCCGACCTCTGATGATTCATCGATCCACGTTCTGGATAGGCAGACAGGAGAAGAATGCGCCAAACTGTCAGGAAAGCTACAGCCAGCCGTTACTGCCGCACATGCCGACTCAATTGGTAAATACTACAACGATTCGGATGTTTTGGTTGAGCGGAATAATCACGGGCATGCCGTTCTGCTATGGCTGGAAGATAATTCGAAGCTTAGATTATTAAAAGGCCCTGATGATAAGCCCGGATGGCTAGATAATTCACGAGGGAAAACCCTGCTGTACGACGCTGCGGCAGACGCCTTCAGGACAAAAGATACTATCCTTCATAGCTTCACCACAAACACTCAGTTATCAAGTATTGAAGGCGCCAGCTTACGAGCTCCAGATGGCGAGCCGGACGACGAAGCGGATTCCTACGCTCTCGGCCTTGTGGCTCGGACCCTATCACCAACAGACCGTTACAGTGAATCAGAATCAGAAACATGGGGCTATGTCTCGTATGCATAAGCTTGGGCCAGAAAGAAACACGTTGACGTAATGACACACAGAGGAATACTATTTGCCCTTGAATGGCAGATCCGATCCTCTTATCAAAGATAACCTCGCCCGAACAAGCCTCTCGACTCTTCCAAAGCCGCCGATCAGTCAACGCCGTAGCTGCTGATAAGTTTTACCAAGGCGATCACTTTCAAGACTTTGACGGTTGGATTGGCGCTAAGCCACCTCAGGGAACGCCGGGATATAACGAAACAGTTCTCCAAATCGAGCGAGGGTTTGTGTCAGAAAACGTCATCAAAGAGGTGACGGATCGACACGGCTCCGGAGTGTTGGGCCGGGAGCCTTTGTGGGGATTCTTACCGAGCGAAGCAATCACGCCAAGTGTTGAGCAGCGCCGAAAACTGTTCTCAAAACTCTTCAAGTTAGTAAGAACGACAGTTCAGCGAGTCACAGGCGGAAGCCAAGACAATCTTGCTCAAGAGGCAGATGACGCGCTGACCATCTGGTGGAATAATCGCAAACCTCGCAATGTTCTCAAAGAAGCTCTGAGAATCGCACTCGTTGAAGAGCGTGTGATTCTGCGTTTCTTCTTGCCGAAGGGACTACGAAACAGCAATGGCGAAATTGTCTTACGCAAAGATCTGACTTCGGCAGTTGATATCCCGCGCCTCGAAGTTCTGACAGCCGACATTGCAGGTATCTTTGTTGACGATGATACGCTTCAGCAATTTGGGGTATATCTCTACAAGCGGCGCAGCGACGATAAGAAGGTCGCAGAGGTCACGTTCGTACAGGACGGCCTCACAGTTTTGCAAGTTCTGGTTGACGGTGAAGCGCCTCAAACATTCCCATTTGAACTTGGCGGACGTTTGTTGATGCATGAATTGGTCAGGCAAGCCCTAATCTCGCCTCAGGTAATGTCAAATCAACGGGCGCTGAATCTCGCGCTCACGATGATGATGCGGAACGTCAACCTCGCGGGCTCACTTGAGAGAACAATTCTCAATGCAGAACCACCAAAGAAGATAACGAAGGTGCGCGACAAGAGCGCTCCGGGTGGCTACCGTGAGGAGTTGATCGAAACAAATAAGTATTGGGAGGGTCCAGGCGCCACCGTGGCTCTTGCCGGTCTGCTTATTCGAAACGACAAGGGGGAGATCATTGGCCGCGCCAACCCAAACATTTCTTTCCGCGATCCCGTTCCCATTGACACCTTCACCGGAACTCGCGATCAGTTCTACGCATCAATCCTCGGGCAGTGCCAACAGCGACATGCGTTAATCTCAGGGGATGCGATGGCGTCAGGTAAAAGCCGTTCAGAAGCGCGCGGCGAATATCGTGGCTCACTGTGGGAATCAAAAGATCCGGTTGATGACACGGGACGATGGATGCTGGAAACGGAACTACGACTTTCAGCGCAGTTATGCGGTAGGTCGCGCGAGTTTTTATCACTCCGAGCTGACTTCAACGCGACGGTCGAGGATGGCCCAATTGATCCAGAAGACAGACAAGAGAATCGAGCTGACGTGCAGGCGGGATTAATGAGCAAAGAAACCGCCATGTCTCGGAACGGCATTGAGGATACAGATGCGGAAGTCGAGCGCATCAGCCAAGAGCCGCAACCAACGATCGATCTAACGAAACAACCACAGGGCGATCGGTTGCCCGCATGAGGAACTAATGCAAGCAGTCAGTCCAGTCATTCCGCAAGGCAACGATCAAGAATCGATTATTGCTGAGAACCATCCGGTCTACATGCCGTTGCCGACGTTGCGTCGGGAAGACGGAGTGGTGCTTACGCGCTGGCGACTGGATGAGGCTGAACTCGAGATGGTCACAAGGCAGGGCTATCTTTACGTTTCCCTGATCACGAGCGACGGAAAGATTCAACCACTAAAGTTAACCGCAGACATCCCGCCTGAATTCGAGAACTTCACGCCTCTTGATGATGAGTGGCCAACGGAGATCGGCGGGTAAATGGCTGACAGAATCCGCATTTATGATGAGGTGCCACCAATTATCCGAGTTGAGTTAAATCGGTTTTTGAAAGACTTAGGGCATCTCGTTCCTGATTGGTGTTCACACGTATGGGTGGGATGGTCAGTCAACGATTCGAATAACGACTCAACCGTCGCGACGATCACCGCTTTTTATGATTACCCGGGGAATAAGGAAACCAACGGTGGATACAAAGACTGAAAATTCTGTAGCGTAAACTGTAAAACTAGTTTATGCTGCCCCTAATTCCAACCAAACCCCGCAAGACAGCGGGGAAAATCAACGGAGTAAGACAACAATGTTGAGGACGTTCGAAAAGTTAGAAGACGTTCCGGAGGCTCTACGTGAGCATTACAAACTGATCCAGGGCAAGTTCGTCCCTGAGTTATCAGACGATCATCCGGTGCTGGTTACAAACAAGAATCTATTAAACGAAAAGACCGCTGCCGAGACAAAGGCTAACGGTCTTGAATCTCAAGTGTCGACTCTGAAGGCAGATCTCGAAAGCGCCAAAGCCAGCAATCTACCGCGCGGTCATCGGGCCGTAACGGTTGCGGACGCGGAGTCAATTGACAAGTTGAAGCCGCATGGCACTGTGCAGGAAATCGAAACCAAACTCGCTGCTTATAAGGCTCTCAAGGAAGAATCAGAGACTCGCAAGACGGCGGATCATCTGAAGAAAGTCGCTAAGTTGCTTGAATACAGCGAGGATGCATTTGCCCTGCTTCCCGGTCTTCCAGAGTTTGAGATTCGAACGGTTGAAGGCAAAGACACTGTGATCGCAAAGATCAAGGGCGAAAACAACGTCATCACTGAGAAGCCGGCAGCCGAGTTCATTGAATCGGCGCCGAACATCGCGCCGTTACTGCCAGCGCTTAAGGTTGCATCCACGGGTATAAGAGTGCCGGAACAGCAACGCGATCTAGGCAAGGGTGCTGCCGACGATCCGATCACGAAGCGCAACCAAGAGCGCGAGGAAGCGCGAAAGACAAATCCTAACCCGCTTATGGCTCGTCCGGTAATTGCAGGGGCCGGAGCGGCTGCTACGAAGTAAAGGAGATTCCTGACTATGGGACGTACCAGTATCACCGGCTCATCGCCTGGCTTTGTCGTTGATCCGAACGCTACTGCGCGATCTGATGGGCGGCAAATTGATTGGGTCAACGTATCCGACGACTTCATTCCGGAAGGGCTCACCAAGAAACGGATTCCGGCTGGTACGATCTTAGCCGAAAACGCTGCGGGCAAGGTGATTCCGCGCAAGGACGTAGCCGCGGCGTTCATCGCTAATCCGTCAGATTGGCCCGAGGCCAGTACGGCAGTCGGTTTGATCGTGTCTGATGCGGTTGAAGATTCAAAGACTGCGGCCCTCTCAGGTTACGGAATGTTCATCGGCGGGGTCTTTTACGAAGATCTGCTTCCGGATCGGGAAGAGGCCGCCTTTGATGACTGGATTGCCGAGATCCGAGATTTGGGCTCGTCCATCCGCCTCGAAACGTTTTCTGACAGCCGCGCAGCGTAAGGAGATAACGACATGGATTTCTCTTTCAATGAAGCCCTCGAAGGTCTGGGACGTAATGCCGGCTTTCGGATTATCAATGAAGCACGGCCGGCAACAGCATACCTTCTAGAAACGCTTCTCCCTGAGATGCCGAAGCCTGATTACTACGTCGAATCAGCGTACATGCTGATCCGAGCCACGATGGCCGGACTTGTTGGTATGTCTTCGCCCTATCCTCCGGGCGGCGTCATCGAGGCGAGCACGTTTCTTGAGAAGTCGGCAAAGATCGCGAACGCCGTCACGCTCGAAGAGGAGCCGCTAAGGGAAATCCAACAGATACTTCGAAATAAGGGCCTGACAGGCGACGGGCGCAAGCAATTCCTTATGAATGAGGCCCTCAACTTCATGGAAAAGGTCATCGTTCAAGGTCACATGGACACCGCGGAGTGGCTGCGTGCCCAAACACTGTTCACTGGTAAAATACAGTGGACATTTAACAAGAAAGAGCTCGACATTGATTACGGTGTGCCCGCCTCTCACTTTGGCACCAACCGCACGGGCAACGATCGCTATAATGCCGATCATGCTGATAACAAGTTCTGGACGGACCACTATGCTGCCCTCAAGGCGCTGCGTTACAACGTTCGCGCGATTATCGCTCACACTGATACAGTGCTGGCAATCATCAACACCGATCGATTGAAGGTTGACGTTTCGCAGACTGGAAATGTCTTTACGTTACGCCGCTATCGCACTCGTGGTAATGGGGAAATCCTCTCGGGCGACACCCGCGATTCGCTCTCAATCATTGCTTATGATCTTGAAGGGGAAGTGTTAGATCCCGCCGATACCTCGAAAACGAAGCGCGTACAAATGGCGCCGTCCGGAAAACTGCTCTACGTTGCAAACAACCGTCGCAACGGATACAGGGTTGGTGAAGGCTCAACTCCCGATCCAATTCGTGATCAGGCTCTTGGTTATACGCATGTTGCGCCAACGGTTGAAGGTAATGGCGCGATGGGTCGATGGGGCCGAATGTACGTTCCGGAACATGCGCAATGGTCGATCTCGGCAGAGGGCGTTTCAAACATGCTGCCAGTGCGCGAGGACGTTACCGCCACGGAAGCCAAGACTTACGTTTCAAGCACCGATTTAGCCTAACAGGAGATAGCCAGAATGAAACTCTTCAGACTTAGAAACATCATCGTAACGGTTCTACTGGTGATTCTTTCGCTTTCGACGGTCGTGTACGCGGCCGGCTATCGTCTGAGTTATGGCGGAGCGGTAATCGAGTTGACGAGTGCCGGGGCCGTGAAACTCACGCCTAAGAGCGGCCAAGGCGTTCAGGTTGGGGGCGGCACGGCGCTTAAAAAAGTCTTATCAGCAACCGCAGCGGTTGATTTTACGGCCCTGGCAGCGGGAGCGTGTGAAACCTTCAACGTGACTGTAACCGGAGCGGCTGACGGTGATTCTGTGGCTATCGGAGTTCCCGCAGCAGGATGGGCGACTACTGAATACGCGACCATCGAAGGCTTTGTGTCAGCGTCAAACACTGTCACGGTTAAGCGGTGTAATTTAACCAACGCGACCACGGCTCTAAGTAATCCAGCATCAGTCACAGTCAGAGCAACGGTTTTCCAGTTCTAACCATGCCTCCAAGTGCCGATGATTCAGAAATTGACAAAGTCCGTGAGATTGCGGGCGAAAACAATTACGCTTTTGTCAAGAGCCGAATCGCGTTACTGACGAACGGGCAATGGGATCGAGCCCTTGAACTCATCGATGCTTGGGATGCTGAGTATCCAGCGGGAGAATCGATTGGAATCAAAGGCGGGAGCCGAGGGATTCAGTACGACCCTCATCTAGACGCTGGTTTGGATATTCGGAGTCGTATGCGGCTGCTCTTAGGACTTCCCGAGGTGCGAAGCCTTGCGATAACCGGCGAATCCGGTTCAGTTGTGTTGAGAAATGAGTTTGTGTTCTAACCATGCCAGCAGGACTGTCAATCAGGAAGGCAAATCGCAAAGCTTTCAATAAGATTAGGAAGCTGCTATACGGCAACGTGACCTTAAAGCTCTTTGAGAAGAAAACTAGCGATGCTGTGTTGTTAGCCGAAATAACAGACGGATGGCTGCCCGATGAAGAGCGAATACGTGGACAGATCGAGTCGCTAATCAAGATCGAGGTTATTGATCAAGACCTATTAACACCGGACGTAACATCTCGGGTTAATCGGCTTCAATGGGGCGACAATTATTGCAAGATTGATAGCCAAGACCCGCCTCAGGGCGAGCCGCGAATGTGGACGTTCTTCACTAAAGAAATCAAGGTTGGAGCAATCAAGTGACGGTGCGATTCTACGTTGAAGTAATCGGCTTCGAGCAGCTCCGGTCGGGGTTTAAGCAAATCAGCCGACTGGTTGAAGAGCCGCAACAAATTCTCGAAGCGGTAGCCGAGCGAGCGTTCTACCCAATTGTTCAGGAGATATTTGACAGCGAAGGGCGCGGTCAGTGGCCGGATCTGACGCCCGCATATCGAGAGCGAAAGCGCGTTAGGTTTGTTGACAAACCGATCATGCAAGCTACCACGGCTCTTGTAACCTCGCTAACGAAAAAGAACGCAACAATGAACATTCACACCGCGACAGGTAGGGATACATTATTACTCGGATCGTCTATTCAGTACTCCCGTTTCGCGAGCAAGAGGCGTCCGGTCTTCATGTTCAACCAGCGAGACTTTAATCGTATGGGCGAAGCGGCTACGCAGAAGATGAAAGAGCAGGCGCGCGGTCTAGGGTTCCAAGTTAAATGACATGGACGCCGAAATTCCAGTTTCTATCGATCAGGCCATTTCGCGACAATATTCTGAGCGCGATCATGGCGAATCAGGTGGAAGCGTTAGCTTGGGCCGCAAGTCAATCAGGGATCTCGGAGACTTTGCCGCCATTAGCCCAGGCGTACACGGCCCGCGCGGTAAGAGACAATTATCCGGTTATCAACGCCCTCGTTTTGGGGAACGATCCCGAGGCTACTAACGGTGGTGACTACGATGAAAACAAGCGCCTGCTACTTGAAGTCGAGTGCATTGAATCCGACAGTGAGCAGTTAATTGAAACCCTTGAGCCTTATGTGTTGATGGTTCGATCGGTTGTTTGTGAAATGGACGAGGAAGCGTTGACAGTGGGCTTTAACAACAATGGGCGCGAGGGAATTCTCATCACGGTTGGAAGTGAGCGCTACGGTGAGCGACAATATGAGAGTGAAAACACATATGTCCAAGTCGGCAGCGTAATCGCAACGATTTCTTACCGCGAAGTTGAAAGAGGATAGGAGAATCTAATGGCAGCAACGGGCACCGCTAATACGGTCAAATTTCATCGCAAGCACGGAAAAGCTTACTACAACATCAAGGCACTCGCCTTCGATGAAGACTTGATCGTTGACGCGAACGGAGTTCCAGATGCCACACAGAATCCCGACGCCGTCTTCTTTGGGGGCACCGATGCGGGCTACACGTTTCTTGCTGAGCCTACCATCGTACAGGAGATCTACGATGAAATAGATGCTCCGTATGAGGCTGGCGTAGATGCTTGGAATGCGCATGTCGACTTTGACGCGCTTGAGGTTGTGGACATTGAAAAGATGGCAGCGCTCCAGCCGGGTGTAGAGTACTCAGAGAATACCGACGCAGGAATTACTACGAAGCGCGTAACCGCTGGAGGCTCCCGTGTTTCGCTGGCACCTGCTCCAGTGGCGGTGATCTCTAAAGAAAAGGGCGGCGGTTATATTGGGGCGATTCTTTACAAGGCGTACAACAACGCGGCGTATACACTCCAGTTCAAAAAGACAGAGCGCGCAAAGCAAAGTATGGTCATCACGGGCCTGGCTGATGACACTCGTCAAGATGGTGATCAAATATGGCGCACATTCGTCATCGAAGCGGTCTTAACTATCTCTACGGCAAGTCCGCTTCCTGACAAGGTGGAGGATGTAGCAATCGCGCCGATAACGCTGGTTGTCACTGGCGGCGTGTCTCCGTACACTTGGTCCGTCACAGTGGGGACATTGCCCGCTGGCCTGACACTCAGTTCCGCCGGCGTGATTACCGGTACTCCAACGACTGTAGGGGTTTCAACGTTTACGGTTGAGGCTGAAGACGCTAACGGGGCCACTCAGACGAAAGAATTTATCCTGGAGATCATCGCAGCCTGATGGCAAGGCAGAAACAATCTGAGCAAGCAGAGTGGAATGCCGCTGACTACCTTCAGCGCAAGAGGGAGCGGCGCGATAAAGTAGCACCACAATGGTTTACCAACCCGGAGACGGGCGAGCGCTTCTATGTTCGCCCGATCGGTGCGATGGCCTTCGTTGTGGCTGGTCATATGCAGCATCTTTTGACGGAAGACGCGGTTGACGGCTGGCAAAAGAATGGGGTTGGGATTCCGATAGAGGATGACGAAGATCACGAAGAACTTTCGGAGCAAGAAGAACTCGCGAAGCTGATCAAAAAGGGTGAAGAGCATGCTGAGGTGATGGCTAGGGTCATAAAGGAAGCGTGCGTTATTCCTCGGATAGTGCTCAATCCCGAACTCCCAGGAGACCTACACATCGTAGACATGGAACAGAGTGACATGTTTTTCGTGTTCCGTGCTGCTACTGGCCAAGCATCTCCCGAAAGCGCAACCGTCACACTCAAGGGAGGTGAAAGCACTACGGTAGCGACTATCAAAAGCGTTTCTAAGAGATCCGGAAAAGGTTCTCGAACTCTCGGTCGCGGGTAGAAACTTTAGCGTTCGTCCGGGAATTCTTTATGGTCTTGACCCTGATTGTGATCTTCTGACAGCTTTCGATCTGGTTTGCAACTTGAGACTAAGGATCTATGATTTGGAAGTAAAGAAAACTGACAGAGAATTGTTAACCGCAGTCCTATTGAGAATTGGTGTAAGATAGTAAACATGGAAACTTTCTTTAAGACACCCATTACGTTTGTAACCGTTTCAAAATAGATGTGTCTGCTAATGAACTCTCACTAACGTTTCTACTTAAAGCCAACGGCGCCCAAGCCTCGGCTGAACTTCAACGCCTCACCGCTCAATTATCATCCCAACTCGCGAACTTAAATAAGCCTGGAGACGGTGCCGCCGCTGCTCCGATATCTGTTCAAAGACAGCAAGCGCAAGCTGCGATAGGACTTCAAAAAGAAGTCACCGCCTCAGTCGTAAATGAGACGCACACGCGCTCACAGGCCATACAGACAGCCGCCCGCGGGGAACTCACTGTAAAGCAACAACTGGCTGCTGCTGCGTCTCTACAGCGCCAACGAAGCGCAGCATTGATAGCGCAGTGGAAGCAGGAAGAAAAGGCCGCGCTCCAAACAGCCGCAGGAACCAAGTCGTTTAGAGACGTGCTTCAGCAACTGAGCGCCACAGTAGCAACGTTCCAAGGCCCTTTAGGCGCGGTATCCGGGCGCATCAGTTCTCTTGGAAGTGTTGTTGGCTCTACTGGAGCAAGTCTCGGTGAAATGAGCACAGAAGCGGCGGCGGCGGGCGGATCGATTGCCGCGATCGCTGGCCCTGTTGGAATCGCCGTTGTGGCGATCGCCGCACTAAGCGCCGGACTGATTGTCATCAGTAAGGAATTATTTGAGTTAGCAAAGAGTGCCGCAGAGTTTCAGGGGCGGATGTTCGATCTGGCCCAACAAACAGGGCTGGCAGTAGAGACACTCTCCGCGCTGGAAGTAGTGGCAAGGACTACTGGTGGAAATATCGACAATATCGCGCAGTCAGTATTCAATTTCCAGCGCAAACTTGATGACGCTCAAGACCCGCTCAGCAAGACCGGACAACTCTTTGCCGATCTCGGGGTGAAAACTGGAGACACTGAATCTGCGTTACGTTCTGCGTTTACCGCGTTGGCTGCAATGCAGGAGGGGTTTGCACAAACTAATGCAGCGGCTGAACTCTTTGGAGCGCGGGGCGGCAAGCAAATTCTCGCCATCCTTAAAGAGACTAACGGCGATCTTGATGGCGCTATAAAGCGGTTCCGTGAGATGGGGATACTAATTGAAACGGACGCTGCGCGGGCCGCCGACAAATTCAACGACCAATTAGCAGAGCTTGATTTTCAGCTTCGCGCGAGTTCTGCGGTGGCCGCTAAGGAACTGATCCCAGCCTTCATTGACATTATTCGCGTCACCGGAGATCTGGTTCGCGACCTGAGCCCGCTACTTAAAGCTTTTAGTAACCTTGCTGGCCCTGTAGTGCGTAGTGTGGGGCAAGGCATGAAAGGGCTCGGGATCGTCGTTGGATTCCTTACACAGGACTACAGAGCCCTCGCAGAGGCAATTAAAGAATCAAATGAGCAGGCCACGATCTTCAGGGATATCAATTCACAGGCTATAGCGACGATTAATGTTCCCGGCCCAAGTTCGGTTACGCTTCCTACTAAAACGCCCCTCGGCACAGCACAGGAAGCCGCTCAGACGGCCGATGCGGTCACGGCTATAGTCAAACGTGCTGCCGCGGAGCAAAAGCAGGCTCTGACGGAACTGTTTGAGCGGGGCCGCATCAATCGTCAACAGGAAGCGGAAGGAGTCATAGAGAATAATAGAAAGATCTTCAAATCTGAGAGCGACCGCATTCAGTCCGAACTTGACTTAAAAGAACGGGAAATCAAGACCATACAAGAGCGGACAGATATATCTGAGAGAGAAAAGCAGGACACTATTCGCAAGTCAGGCGAAGAGGTTCAAAAACTTCAGCATCAACAACTCGACGCCGAATCGTTATTTACTACCACCTCACGCGAGATCCGGGCGAAGGCCGCCAAGGAACGCGCGGATTCGCAACGGAATGAAGAGCGCAACGCTTTGGACAATTTACTGGCTGATTTCGACCGACAGATAAAGGTCATCGAAGGTCAGATTGCACGTGAAGAGCGCGTTGAAACTGATGGTCTCACGGTTATTGAGGCGCTCGAACGGAATAAGATAGATGAGCGCCGGAAGTCGCTTGAGAAGCAGAAGGAAATAGGCTTCCTGACCATTGAGAATCAAAAAGAGGTTAATCGCGAGATTGAGAAACTCGAGCGTGAGGCCAATCAACTTAAGGACGCACAGAACGAGCGCCGATTGCAACGTGACCGCGATGCCGCCAAACAGACCAAGGAAATCAAGCAAGGTGAGATTGATACGGCCATCGAACTGCAACGGATTGTAGGTGAGCGCACGATAGGAGCGCTTGAGTCTCTTGGCCGGCTTCGAGTCAAGACAGAAGAGCAGGTAGCGCGCGAGGTGCTGCAAGTAAAACTACGACTTATTGACGCAGAGATTGAAGCAACTGAAGCGCGTCTTAAAGCGGCGGGATTGATTGTTAATGTTGGTGAGCGCACAAAAGCAGAGGCAGAACTAAATAATCAATTAAAGATTCTAAAGGAACAGCGCGTCTCTATCGAGGCTGACGGTAATCGAGATATTGATGAAAAGCGACAAGAAGATCTAGATAGTGCGCGGCGTTATGCAGAGGATCTAAAGCGTCTTCAGGAAGAGACGGTTGATATAGAACTGGACACGCAGCGGGAACGCCTCGACATATTGCGGATCAGCTTTGCGAGTCGTAAAGACATTATCCGGGCACAGCGCGACCTGGAACTGGCAGAAGAAAACAACAGGCATCGTAGGGCCACCGAATCAATCAACGACCAAAAGGCTGAGGTTGACGAAGAAATCAAAGTTCTGGAAAAGCATCTCGAGCGAATGAAGGTTGGCACTCAGGAAGAGATTGACGAACACAATCGCCTGATTGAATCACTCGAGAAGTTGCGACAAAAGCGCCTTGAATTACAGCGCCAGCAAGAGGCAGAAGACGAACGCAGCCAGACACGGCAACGGCGAACAACAGACGCAGCCAAGAGGAAAGAAAAAGAAGTTGATCCGTTCGATTTTGACCTTGAGAAAATAGCGAAAGAGATTAAAGATTCAATAGTCCCGATCAATGACATTCTCATCGATTCATTTCATCAGGTATCAGACGCAATCGGAGAGACGGTTGCTAATTGGGTTCTACTCGGAGAGACTGGGCCGGCAATAGGCCGCAAGATTCTCGCACAGGCACTCGCCAACCTAGCGAAAGAGGCGACCGTTAACGCGCTCAAAGAAACGGCGCTCGGCTTTGCCACATTGTTTTTCAATCCGGCCGAATCGGCTGCACACTTCACCGCGGCGGGCATTTGGGCGGCTGTGGCTGGGGGCTCTGCTCTATTGGGCAGAAGCGTAGCAGGGGATCTGTTTAAGCAGAAGACCGCAAGCGCGGGTGGTTTGCCATCTTCGTCACGGGAATCCGGGCAATTGAATCCGCTAGCATTTAATCGCAATCAGCCCCAACAACAAACGCAGATAGTCAGACACGAGCATGTACTGAAAATACAGACCAACGATTCGCATATCATTGAGACCATCGGCAAGAATTGGAAAACGGCGGGGGGGCTTCGCGAACTAGTTTTTAATGACGGATGACGGATTAGTTTGATATGGCTGAACTCTATCCCATGCCAGCCGCGGGAATTCTCGCGAATCCGACCACGGCGCTAGTGCTTACGAGTGCCAGTGGCGCGCTCAGTAATGGTGCTTACCTTGTCGCCTATGCCTACGTCAACGCCAATGGAAAAACAAAGATTGGTCCAATGGCTTTGATAGCGTTGGATGATGATGAGCAAATCAACGTCGCAGCGATCACGCCTCTCCCAACAGGCGCCGTGAGTGTGGACTGGTTTGTTTCGGAAGAGCCCAATGCCGCCCTTTTGAGATTCATTGCCAATAACTCAGGCGGAGCCTTTTCAATCAACGCTCTGCCGGCCGTAGATGCCGTATTTGTTCCGACTCGAAATACAACGGGCGGTACGGGCGTCAGGCCGACGAAGTACGTAAAGCACGTCAAAGATTGGTCCGAAGTAACTCTCAAGTCAGTCTATGAAGACAAGGGATTCGATACAAACCGATCCGCTCAAGACGTGCCACAACGCTACACTCTAACCTATGAAGACAAGAGCGAAGCCGCGATCATCGTATTAGATGATTTTCACGACGTTGTAAAACTAGACACGCCTTTCGATTTCCTTGAACCACGCGATCGCCCTCGGGTAGCAGGAGAACCCGGCAGCCTCGTAACTGGTGTTTATATAGAAGAGTACATTGACGGCGAACATTCGAAGATATGGCGCAACAAGCGAGTAGTACGCCTGATAAAGCCACCAAGCTAAATGTTTACTGTCACCTCGCAACTTCTGAATTTATACCGCACTCGCAACCGCGATCTGCTTACCGTCTTCGAGTTTTACGAATGGAAGTATGTCCCATTTCCAGATCCCGGCTTCGGCAACCTCAGCTATGACCCACGCTTTGCTATCAAAAGGTACGCTGGGCAAGCGATCTCTTTTTCTTGGGGAGAAGATGAGATCGCTTACGAGGCTAAAGTCATTGATGGACCCTCTATTACAAAACACAAGGGCAAAGAGTTTGATACAGCAAGTGTAACGTTTTCTAATGTCGATCGCAGCGTTGCGGCATGGGTATTATCAACACCCATTGCGGGGCTGCGACTGGTCATCAGGGAAATCCCCGCTTCCGCAAATGATCTGGATGTTGTTGAAGGCTCTGCTTCTCCCTTTACTCATTCGGTAATTCGGTTTGTGGGGCGCGTACAAAAACCCGATCAATTTAATCGAGAATCAGGAGTAATAACTGCCGTTCAAGACCTCGGCACGATTGCGGCACAGATTCCTGAGCGAGATCTACAGCCAAGCTGTCCACTGAAGTTCAAGAAAGGCGACTGCTTAGGCGATCAGATCCTCTCGCAGAAGACCGCGACGTATCAAGCTGCGAAGGTCTGTGACAAGCGTGAGGAAACGTGTACTGCTTACGGGAATGAGAAGTACTTTCAGGGCACACAGGTTATTCAAATTGAGTCGAGCTTCCTTCACAAACACAACGAGTCGTTTTGGAAAAAGGTACTAAACATCCTTCCCGGCATTAGTCGGAAGAAAACAACAGTTGACAACTCGACTTACAACACCACGCCCTACGGTCAGCCTGTCCCGGTAGTGTTAGGCCGATGGCTGCATCGACTCTTCACCATTCAATACAAGGACGCTGGAGAGACGATCTGGTTTAAGAAGGGCGGATGCCGAGGGCCGATCAAGGACTTCGTGACACTCAAGAATGAATCGCCCAACCTCAGCCAGCCACTCGAAGTCACGAAACATTTAGGCGAGTACGGTGGTGTGGGAACACAGACGCAAGACACGGTGTTTCCCGGTGGTGAATATCACTCCAAACTGGCATACGTTACAGCAAGATGTATTGGCTCAGACATTGTTGTTTCCGATCCCGCACCTGATGTGACTTCGTTAATTGCGGGACAGGTGGTACGTGTCTGCTCTGGCGTCTCTGCGGGCGTCATGCTTGGCACGGGACGCATAGATAGTGTGTTCGGGAGTTACGATAACGGCAATGATGCGTGGACGGATAATCCAATTGATCTCGCAATCCACGTTATCACCGATCCCGCTTACTTGAATCTGCCTCTAGCCCACGTAGGCCAGCATCAAACCGCGATCACGGCAGCTTACACGACAGGAGCAGTCAAAGACGTATCCAATGCTGAGAGATGTTTATTGCCCAATAGTGAAACTACCCATGCGGGAGTTGATTACAAACGCTTCACTTCAACCGGATTGATAGGGCCACTCAGTTTCTTTGGAACGGCTGACTTCCTGTTTCAACCGCAACGGCCGGGAGGTTATTGGGCACGTGAGGCGGAATATGAATTCTTCGACCCCGCAACTCCACCGACATCGCTGACGGTTAAGACGAAGTACCGCAAGCGCTACACGGCGGGAATGGTCCTCACGGATAAAAAGAAGGCCGTAGACTTTCTTTACGACAACTTGTACGCAAGTTGTCGCGGCTTCAATCGTTGGGATCGTCACGGTCGGTTAGTGGTTGACTGCGAGCGGCCTGTAGATCACTCCTTTCTGCGAGCGGATGCGGCGGCTGCAGCGACATCAATCAAACTCTTGGATGTCACGCCGTGGAAGCGGCTCGAAGGGGCCTTAGAAGGGGTTGATGAGTTACGCGGAAAGATCCTCATTGGGGCTCACAAACTAACCTCTGAAGTCCGTCCCGTTACTTCATCAAGCTACTCTGCTGATGGTAATGGCATTCCTTACTCAGCAAACAGCACTTCAGGAACTATGACCGCGACAGCGGCGGGAGCGAGCCTCACTGGTGGATCATCCTCAGTGGCTGCTAGTGGCTCAGTTGAAATAGCGGGTTCGTGTGCGGTCGGGGATGAGATCTCAATCACGATCGATGGTTTCACGGTTTCGATCATCGCCACGCAGGAAGATGTAGATGCCTCAATTGATAACCTCACAATGGCTTGTCAGTTGACCTGTGCAATCAACGCTGAACCGATTCTCAATGAATATATCGAAGCCTGGAGATCGGGATCAAATCCGACTACAGTAGGAATCTTCTGCAAGTACGGTGAACTGAGCTTCACGACGCCTATAGAAGAAGCTCACTTTGCTGAGTTGGATGATCCGGTTACGGCGCCAACCCTCACATCATCCACGGGAACGCTTGCAGCCGGCACTTACCTTGTCGCTTATGCCTATCGTAACGCAAACGGGAATACGAATATTTCCAACATAGGCGCGATCACGATCATCGCAAACAAGCAGATTGACGTACCTGGAGTTTCACTGCCAGCGGGAGCGGATTCGATTGACTGGTTTGTTTCAGTTGAGGCGAATTCCGATCTCATGCTCGTGGTGAACAATAACAATGGATCGGGATTCTCAATTAACTCTCTTCCAGTAGTCACAGCCGAACATGCGCCAAAACTCAATACCACAGGAGAAGAGATTCTCCGTGTGATGTATTCGGATGCGCAGCGAGCCCTAGCCTATGCCGACACAACGAGGGCCACACATCTTGATGGCTCATTCGGATGGCCCGAGGGCGGCAGACAGTCGTTAATCAACCAAGTCAAAGGAACTTATCGAGAAGCAATATGGGACTTTGCTGAGCAGCCGCTAACAATCAACGATGAACGGCATCAGGATGAGGTTGGGGAGATTAACAGCACGACAATAGATCTCTCCGCAGTGGATAATTTCAATCAAGCCTCACGATTACTGAATGGTTATCTGGCAAAGTTTCGCGATCTTGACTTCTTCTTCAAGTGGAGCGCGGCGGGCGAGCCACTACTGCTCGAGATCGGAGATGTGGTTTGTCTCTCCGACGACTCGGGTGAGTGGCGCAATGTTCCGGTCACGATTGAGGACATCAGCTACAATCAGAAATTCGAGGCATCGTTCACCTGTAGACTGTATTCGACTTCAGCATTTGATGATGCGGTGCTGCAAACTCAAGTACCGCTTCCAAGTGCGCTAGTTAACTATCTAGGTGAAGCCCCTGCGCTGGAGTTTGACACGGTTACATTCCCGCCTGATGGATTAGAACAAGGCAATGATGGCATAGGCGGCGTCTCTACGATTGTCGGCGGCATCATCTTCGGCGGAACTTATTATCCGGGGCAATATGCAATCGTCTACGTGACCAAACCCGGAGGCTCACAGGAGATCGCAAATGCTAAAGTCATTCCTGACGATACACTGCATGGCACCTTTGAAATCCTTGCGGCTACACCGGGAGTTTATGAAGTGTGCCTACAGGCAGTGTCAGGGTTTGGCGTGAAGTCTGCTATTGGCCCGTGTGCGACGATAGCGATTGGTCTTGGCGCTGCGCAAGGTGAGTGGATTACGCCGATGGTTACATTCAGTGGCGCTGGCAATGCGGCGTGGACTGGAACAGGCAGTTTTAACATTCCCATGATTACAGAGAGTGGCGCAGGCGAGCCCAACCCTGCTGGTGGCGGAACTTATACAATCCCATAGGAGCATAAGATGGCAGAGAGACTTAACGACGCGGCCCGGAATCGCCAAGTAGATTCAATTGGCGACGATTTCAATAATGCGACGCTAAAAATCTATACGGGCACGCAACCTTCGGCGGGCGGCGGAGCTACGGGCACGCTGCTTGTAACAATCACGTTGCCGGCTGACGCGATGGCTGCGAGTTCAGGTGGAACTGCCGCGAAGTCTGGTACATGGTCTGGTACGGCGGGGGCGACCGGTACGGCAGGATGGTTTCGTATTGAATCGTCTGCGGGCTCACGCTTCTATGATGGCGAGGTGACAGGAACGGGCGGTGGCGGGGAGATTGAATTAACATCAACGTCCATCGTGAGCGGTCAGACAGTGACTATTACTTCATTCTCAGTGACGCAGCCTGCGAGCTAACGACTATGATTATCCTATCAGGCGGGGGTGATGTGCTTAGTTTTACACCACCAGAAGTAGAGTTTGATGCCCGCACCCTGACGGGCAGCGATGACTCTTTTATCACGCTATGGGACGACTCATCCGGTAATAACCGAGATGCTTCTGCGGTAGTCGGTTCCGGTCCCGTGTTGAAAACTAATATCTTAAACGGGCATTCAATCTGTCGTTGCGATGGTGGAGTGACAGGGCTGGATTTTACTGGTAACAGCACAGATGCAACGATCACTGTCATTGCAGTGGTGAAATGCACGGGCACCGGCAGCAACTTCCGGACGATACTTGCCGACAGAAGCAACGGCAGTAATGCGCCTCTCTTCGGAATAAGATCCAGCAAGATAGAATTACATGAGTTGGATGTCGGGGCGGTCGGAGTCTCGACCACTTCGCTGAACACAACGGATTTCTTTACCGTCGCCGTTACCTTCGATGATGCCACGAACAACTTTGCGTTTTATCTGAATGGCACCGCAGACGGATCAGGTACTCAAGCAGCGAATTTTACAAGACGATTTGCTGGTATAGGCATAAGGGGCGGAAACTTGGATCGCTTCCTTGGTGACATCGCCTACGTGGCCTACTGGAACAGCGTGCTATCAAGTGGTGAGTTAACAACTCGATTCAACGATCTGCGCACAGTCTGGGCACATTACTGATAAACTGAAGCACTGAAAGGACAATCCCCTATGGCTCAAATCAACGTCGGCGCCGGCCAGAGTCCGCAAACAATTGTCGATACATGCCCATCAGGTTCGGTTCTCGCGCTCGAAGCGGGCGCAACCTTTACGGGGCCGATCATTCTTCCGCCTGACAAGCCGCTCACGTTGCAGAGTTCACGACTGTCAGAGCTCGCGCCTGACAAGCGTGTCTTACCTGATGATGCAGGGAAGATGCCGAAGTTGATTGCTCCAGTGGGTGACAGAGCGATTAAGACGAAGGCACGAGCGCGGGAGATTAAGCTGCTCGGGCTGGAAGTGACCCACGACCCTACAACTGACATTCACACATTGATTGCGTTGGGCGACGGTGATCAGGCAGTTCTTGAAGACATCCCGCACACGCTCACCTTGGACCGGATGTACATCCACGGCCACGCCGATCGTGCCAGTGTCCGCGGCGTCGCGTTGAACTCAGCAAGCACTGACATCCTCAACACTTACATTTCAGATATCCACAGTGCAGACGTAGATAGTCAGGCAATTTGTGGTTGGGCAGGGCCAGGGCCGTTTCGCGTCATCAATGGTTACTTTGAGGCGGCCGGGGAAAATATCATGTTCGGCGGAGCTGATCCGAAGATCCAAGGGCTGATCCCTACAAACATTGATATTCGACAGAACCATGTCTTTAAGCCTAAGAGTTGGAATCCTTACGATCAACTCAACTTCAAGTCACCATTTGGCCAAAGCGTTACGTGGACAACGGTAATCAAGCCCGGACTGGATGAAGACCCAAACGATTCAAGTGCGTGGAATAGACCAAGGTATATTGACTCACGTGGGAACACGGCTAAACGATGGTCAGTGAAGAATCTGTTTGAGACCAAGAATGCGCGGCAGTTAATTGTCGAAGGAAACGTGTTTGAGAATAACTGGACACAGTCTCAAGCGGGATCTGGAATCGTCATCAAATGCAACAATCAGGACTCAACTGCGCCTTGGTCCGTGACTGAGGATCTACTGTTCCAGCACAACATCGTCATTTCAGAAGCGGGATTGAACATGCTGCTGATTGAGAATCCACCAAAGGTGAGCGCAATCGGCAAGCGACTCTACTACAGAAATAACCTGTTCATCGTGGATCGGCTCGCGTTTCAAGGCCCAAACAGCGGTGAAGACGTACAGATCGAACACAACACGTGGATTATCAAAGACGGCAATATCTTCGTCATGTACGGTCGCGTGACTAAAGGGCTGAAGTTCAATAATAACCTTGGCGATTACTCGGGTTTTGGGATTCGGGGCGACGGCGAGGGAGTTGGCGCAAACGTACCTGAAGGGGCGGCTACTTTTAATGCTTACTCACCGGGGACGTGGACAGCAGAAGGAAACGTGATCGCGCGAGCGAGTACAAATCTCTATCCGCCTAAGAACTTCTACCCGCCAACATGGGCTGAAGTAAAACTTGGCCCCGATTTCAAGCTCGCTGCCGACTCTCCCTACAAAGGCAAAGCTACAGATGGAAAAGATCCCGGCTGCGACATGGATGCGCTCTTAGCCGCACAACAGGGCACGTCTGAACCACCACCGCCCGATCCGGTTCCAGTGGTCACTCTCACCTCACCTCGTAACGGAGAAACAGTCTCAGGACAGATTACTGTTACTGCTACAGTTACAAACGCTCCAATTGGAGATGTTTACTTACTTGTGGATGAAGTAACGTCCGGCCATCTAACATCTGCGCCTTACGAGTTCAAATACGACACGAAAAAGTTGTCTGATGGTGTTCATTCTATTTGGGTGCGAGCGTGGAATTTGACCGGACAGGCAGGAGACGGGAAGATTAACGTCACAGTCAAGAATGTCGTAGATCCACCGCCGCCACAGTGCTCAATCTCTGCTCCTGCGTCAGTCTCCATTCCGCGCAATGGTACAGGTGTTATCTCAGTCACGTTGCAGAATGTCAGTGGGCCAACTGAGGTCAGAGCTATCGTTCCTGACGGGCAGATAACTGTGTCGCCGCTCAGTTGGAATGCAGGGCCGACAAGTACGATGAAACAATTTCAGGTGCGGACCAAAAAACAAAGCAGAACTATCACGTTTCAGTCTTCATGCGGTTCGGTGAGTGTAAAAGTCAATGTGATTTAGAGGCAAGACTGTGAGATAATTGACGGAGCAGGGCATGCGGTTCTAGCGCATACCCGCTCCTACCTAAACCCGAAAGGACGAGTTTCGAGTATGGATACCCGCAGTTTATCATTCGTTGAGAGATTCTTACTAAAAGTTAAAATCGTGCCCGAGGGTTGCTGGCTCTGGCAGGGCTATCGACAATCTGATGGATACGGCAGGGTGAAAAAGGGGGTTGGTCACGTTAGTGCCGCCCGTGTCTCTTATGAGATGGCTCATGGGCCAGCCCCTGAGGGAATGTGGATACTTCACCACTGCGACAACCCGCCTTGCGTCAGACCATCACACCTATTCTTAGGAACCCGCGCAGATAATACGGCAGATAAAATGCGTAAAGGCCGAGAGGCTAGAGGTGAACGTATGGGCCGCCGGGTCAAGCTAAATACCGAAAAAGTAATCGCCATACGAATGCAGTATGAGACAGGCAGAGCAAACTTAGTGCATCTGGGCAGACTGTACGGCGTTCATCCGGTCACGATTTTGCGGATTTGCCAACGGAAGTTGTGGAAGCATATTCCATGAAAAGCCAACATCAAGCGAGACGCTTACGAGTATTGGATCTATTCTGCGGGGCTGGTGGCGCGGCAATGGGGCTACATCGTGCGTGGCCGGACGCAGAGATCATCGGTGTAGATATCAATCCGCAACCGCGCTATCCGTTCAAATTTATTCTTGCTGATGCCATGACATTTGCGCTCGATGGTTATGATTTGACATGGGCTAGTCCGCCATGCCAGCGGTACTCCCAAGTTACACCTTTACGTAATCGGGAAGACCATCCCGACCACATCAGAGACCTCCGACTAAGGCTGAAGCCTCCTTATGTTATTGAAAATGTAAGCGGTGCTCGAAACCTGCTTGAAAATCCATTTATGCTATGCGGTTCCATGTTCGGACTTCGCTCACAACGTCATCGATGGTTTGAGGTGAAGGGATTCTCCGTGCCTGAACCGCCAAAATGCAATCACCTACAACCGCCATTGCTGGTTACTACCGCAGGAGCGAACAGCAGAGCCATTCGGCAACCGGGTCATTACAAGTCAGTTAAAAACGCCCCGTTGGCCTACGGTATCGACTGGATGGATTTCCGAGGGTTAAAAGAAGCGATCCCGCCCGCTTACTCAGAATGGATCGCAATTAATGCGAAGATGGGATGAAGAAACAGAGCAGGACGATCACGTTTTCGTCAGGATGCGGAATTGCCGTGGTGAAGGTGAATGTCAGTTGAAACACAAAAGGCCAAGCGGTTAGGCTCAGCCTTCGTGTGTGCCTCGGATTCAATCCAAGGACTTTGCCGCAACCCGCGTCCGACATTGGGCCGGGGCCGGATCAGGCCGCGAACCGTGTCTCCGACTTTCACGGAGTAGCGCCAAGTTTACACCCGAGCGTTTCCGCTGGCCCGTCAATTCGGCAAGGCACACGCTTTTGCGTCACGTTTAATTGGCCCCCGCGTTAAGACATGCGTCGATTCGCATACAAACAAGATGGGATGGGAGCAAATGCGCTCACTCTTGTCGCGTGGGCCAAATTGTCAAACTGGTCGGGGTGGCAAGACTCGAACTTGCGTCCTCTTGCTCCCAAGGCAAGCGCGCGGCCATCTGCGCTACACCCCGATAGCGACTGAGGCTCACTGGTCACTTGTCCGCCGCGTTTACCTAGGCCACGGCTTTCAAAGTGTGCAAGCGCGAAACGCTAAGCGAATCTCTCAGGCGCAAGCAAGAACGGTTTACCGCTGCTGAAGACGGGCCGATCAAGCGAATGCAGTATAGCACATCGGAAGCAGCCCTTTCGAGCAGGGAATGGGCCGTGTCTGTTTTTCAGGAGCGAATCCGCATCTGCACACTTTTCTGCCACGTATGCCACAGTTCCGTGATAACATCGCTCTATGGAAAACCTCGCCACATTCGTTCAAGCCGCGGCCGGAGCAGGGTTCATTGCAAAGATGGTAGTTGATGGTGTGCGCATGGCGGTTGACATGCCCCGATGGATGCCTGTGTTGCTCGCGTTTATAGCCGCTCAGGCTGGAGAGTTTCTGTTACTGCTGTCTCAGGGCGCAGTATTCAATCAACAGGTCATTGCACAGGCTGTAACTATCGGACTGATCGCCTGGGGTTTGACTATCGGCGTGACCGAGTTGCAGAAACGCGCGAACAAGACTGAGGAAAGAATTGATACTGCGCTTGCGATGCCGGAGGGCTCGTCTAAAGATGATCTTGAGAAAGCGATGGAGGGGAAGAAATGAAACCTGACTACGAAGAGGCGCAATGCCATTACTGTAAGGAGTGGTATCCGGCTCCGGTGAATCTTCATCATGCCGAGGATGAGTGCTTAGCGAATCAGAAGAAAGAGGAAGCCGAATGAACCGACGCGACATGATCGTCACTACCAGCCTCGGGCTCGCTGGACTTGCCGTTGGTACAGGCTCATCCTCCCCCTCTTGCGGCGTCTCCAAAGAGAAGGCCGTCAAGGTCACAGGCTTTGTCATCGACATTGTCAAAGAAGCTACGCCGCTTCTCAACCTACTCAACGCTCAAGATCTCACAACCACAGTTGAAGCGAAAGTAATTCCCGCGCTGGAGAAGTTGAAGAGTGCCCTTGCTGCTGCTGACATTCCTGCCTCGTCATCCATGCTTGACAATGTACGGAGTGTGTTGCGCCTGGTTGGAGATGCGCTACTGAACCTTCCGCCAAGTGCGCGACGGACTACGATCATCGGCATCCTTGGTTCAGTCAGCATGTTGTTACTTACAGTTGAGGCATTTGTGAAGTCGGAAACGTCTGTTGCGACTGGCGCAGCGACGCCTTCAGGCGCTGACAGTACGCTGGACAAGGCGATACTGAAAGGGTTTGAGGCGACGCGACAATGAATACACACGAGACCATCACGACCGCAGACGGCCGGCAGTTCGATGAAGTACGCGATGCTTACGGCCGCTTCCTTGCGCTGATTGATCAAGACGGAGATGTAGTGGTGTATTCTTACTACCCGCCAACCAACGAGGTCAGGTGATTGAGTTTCTAAGGCGCATCTTTATGCCAGACAAACGAACCAGCACTATTACTCGTATTGAGTTTGAACTTGGAGAGCAGACGCGAGGGTTTCTGGAGTGCGCACTGCTCAAAGCCTTCCTTGACGCTTATAATCGCCGCACGGACGTAATGGAACGAGCGGTGAAACTTGATGAACGCCTTAGCGCAATGAAACATAAACTGGATACTTCAGGGGAAGCTCTGAAAGATGCAGTTGAACGCAATCAACCAAATCAGGAGGACAAAGATGCCGCAAGAGATTACTGAACTTGAAACTGAAGTATCCGAAGAAGTGACCGTGATGGACAGCGCGACGGCGCTGATTAACGGCTTTGCAGATCGGCTGCGCGAAGCTGGAGTAGATCCGGCGAAGCTCGCCAAACTGCAATCAGACCTTGACACCAGTGGCCAGGCGCTGGCAGCCGCGGTTGCTGCAAATACTCCCGGCGCACCAACGGCCTAACGAATTCGCAGCGCTCATCAGTTCGCCTGTTTTACCCTTCATTTGCGAATATGGGGCATTTGCAAATCGGCACTGAGGGGCGCTGCGAGAAAAGATTGCGGTGATTCAGATGCTAGTTGCCCGAGTTTGAAATGGAGACTGAGGTAATATGGGGTTTGCAGGGCTTGGCTCTGAGTCACCGCAATTAACAGCGATGGTATTCGGCTATCTCACTTTTCTGCTCTGTCTCGGTATGGGATTCGTGCTCGTGCTGAGTGTGGGGAGTCGAAGGGGATGCAAATGAGTGAACCGATCGTCCTGACGTTAGAGATAGGCTGTATTCATCCACATAGCGGCAGTGGTCGATGCGATGATTGCGTAGCAAGGGCAGCGACTGCCCCCACTCTGCGGGAATTAGCACCAAGACCACGAATAGGCTACGCTGATAAATTACGCCTCTTTAATGACAAGTTTCAGAAACATCCGTGGTGGTCTAAGGCGGTCGAGGGAACCCCGCTCGCTAACGACTTAGCGGTCATGGCAGTGGAAGTTTTAGACGTTCTCCAGCCAGCGGGCAAGCGGTGAAAGACTGGCTAATCAAAGCATGGATAACGTTCTGGTACTGGATTGTAACGCTGAGGAACTGGATACGCGGGCTGTTTGGTAAACCTCGAATATGACTGAAGCCGTGGCAATCGCACTAATCACCAACATCACCACCATCATCGTCGTGGTGTTCTGTCGCTTGTGGAGCAATAAGGAACATCGACAGAATCAGGCAACCATTGAGGACACCAATGAGAAAGTTAGTTCAATGGTGAATGGGAAGTATTAGGTAAGGGAGAGATCGTGCTTGAGCGAACGAGTTGGAATAGGCGTGGACGCAATGGGCGGGCCTGTAATAGATCCGACCAAGAACGTCCTCGATCTGACTGCCGCTGCCAACAAGCGACAGGACGATCTTCGCAATGCCCATGATCTACTCATCGCCGCAGAGATTAGGCGACTTGAGGAATCCGTCAGGCGCGTGGAACAGGTATCAGAGCTAAGGGCCGCGCATGCTCGTGAAGTCGGACTTATTCATCAGGGCCATGATCGCGAAATTCACAAGATGGAGCAGGACAAGCTGGCAGCGTTCCGCGCTAGTGATGAGATGGCGAGAATTACTGAGGCAAACAGAAGCCTTGCCGCGATTCAGGTAGTTGAGCGAACATTGAATTCGACTGCGACAGCATTAGCCAGTCAGAACGCCGAGAACAACGTGGAAGTCAATCGGCGACTAGCCGCACTGGAGAAGTCGAGCTATGAAGGTGCGGGGAAAGGGACCGGAGCAAAGAACACCGTTACTTACGTTGTGCTGGCAGTTGGTTTGGTAGTGTCGCTGATTACGATTGGCTCTGTTGTGGTTGCGATCGCGTTCGCAATCAGACGCTAACGTCGCAATCAAATTACCACTCCCCCGTGATACTAACGCAGTCAACCGGGGAGAAAGTTCGATGCGTGAACCGGAGACAGATTTAAGCTGGAGGAAAATGATGGCAGACAAGAGACACGAGGATGACGAGCCGAAAAAACCCGCGCAACCGCCCGCACAACCGAGACCGCCAATTAAGCCGCAAGAAGGTGAAGATCCCCCGCCGGGACAACCACCGGGAACGCCCGTGGGGCCAGGACGAGGGCCGGGAGGATAAATGAGCGCAGTTGCGGCCTCAACATATGAAGGTCGTAATACCCTTCGGGCTGTCAACGAAGTTGACTTGCTTCGTGAAGTCCTGATACGTGAAGTGCGCGCACTCGGGACGATGTACGCCGTTGGCAAGCGTCGTCCTATTACCGAGTTACCACCGGAGAAACAAGAGCAAATCCGTGCGGCCTATCGAGACACTTTATGGGCTTCTGATCATTGCGTCGAGATGATGGGCATTTGCACCTCGCGCGCACTGGCAGAGCAGTTCGTCAAAGAGCATGGTCCCAGCTGGTTCTGCTGCAAGTTGCCCATCGATTCAGTGCTCACCGAGGAAGCAGTTCAAGGTGAGTGGGCAGTGAGGTTTCCCGAGAGTGAAGCCGCTCAAATGTACGAGAACATAAGCGCTTCCACTATCGCAATGTCTACCACGCAGTTGCGCATGCTGGAGCAGGAAGCGGAGCGATTGTTGGAAATTATTCGTAGCGCTCGTGAGACAACGCTGAATTCGTCATGACTCCAATGAGATGCAAACCTTTCCTTTCTTTCTCACATGGACCGACCTACTCAGAACCCTTGTCGGCATCCTTATCGGTTTAATTCCCTTTGCCGTAACCACCTATCGCGATAGAAAGAAATCAGCAATTGAAAATGCTGAGGCGGTGGCTCGAACTGACTTGGCACGCACTAACATCCGCAGTGCTGAAATGCAGGACTTTGCCACGGTCAGCGAAGGCGCCGGCAAGCTGTTAAGCGCTTTAATCAGCAGCGGCGACACGATTCACCAATTACAAAAGAAGATATTCGACCTGGAGCAAGAGAAACTTGGGGATGACATGCTTCGGTTGGATCTAAAGAAAGCTACGGCGTTGCTCGCTTACAATAACATTCGATTCGCAGAGGCTGAACATATTGAGGTGAGAAGGATGGTCAATGCTCTTGATGAGATTCTCAATGGCCCTAAGGCACCGAAAGGCAATCGATAGCAGGGGGTCTCTGGCTCACCCAATCACCCACACTCGTTCCGTCGCCTTCACCTCACCAGGTAATACGCGTACACAGACTTGATAGAACTCCGCTACTGGCTCAGGCTTGCATCTGCGGCATAATCCGTCATTGTTGAGCTGATCGAGATCGCCACAGGACCAACAGATCCAGCGAGTGTCGTATGTGTCCTCTGTGTAGTTCATATCGTCCTACCGCAACCATCCTTGAATCGCAATCGTCATCACTAAGAGCATTATGTAAGCCACCACGGCGCCGTATGGAGAGAAGCGATAGAGTCGCGCGATTATCAGCGCGAGGATTCCGGGTAGAATGCTGATAAAGGCAGCGAATCCGATCCGGTGCAGTGGATTGCCGTTGAAGGCAAGCCAGTAAAGAGTCAGGACGAGCAGAAACGTTGCGACTGCGCAGAGAATAATAGATTTCATTTGTTTGCTCACTTGCTGCCGTATCTCGTCTTCACTGCACCGATGCTTCTCTATCCTGCACCTTCGGCATTATCTCCTGGAGTTTGCGCTGGAGTACTGAGATGGTCAACATGATCTCCTGTCGCTCAGGCAGCGTAAGGTATCTAAACGTGCTCGTGAACGGATCGAACACTGAGAGATGCAGGTAGAATCCAAGCAGAAAGTCATACTCAGTCTTTGCGATGTCCATTATCATTCCCTCCGAACTGAACTTTAATCGCCCGCAACGTCGCAATCACAGAGTCGAACTTCTTCACGTCAATCTGCGTTACCTGTAATCTCTCATACTCAACTGCGAATACCTCATAAGTTGTGTAACGAAACTGACAGCGATTGCACTCATAGCGTCTCCGTCTTGCTTCTCTGATTTCGTTGTTGCGCGAGTTGACAACATGAGACTCAATACTGCCGCATGACGGGCAATGTATCCCCGCGAAAGGTCGGCCCCGGTCATTGTCTGTTTGGCGGATCACAGCCTTCTCATTCAGTAGTCGTAACCAAGCGTATGCCGCGGCTCACGTTTGCGATTTTCTGAATCTTGCCCTCGCGCTCCAGCACCCCAAGAACCTTATGAACGCTGGCTGGAGACTTCATTTCAAACTGCCGGCCTATTTCGGCAATGGTAGGGGCAGCGCCTCCAGATCCGATGATGTAGTTCTTTATGTAATGCAATATGCGTTCTTGTTTTACAGTTAGCATCAGCGTCCTCCTAAGCTTCGTAAAACAGTCGAGCCTCAGCCCGCCCCACCACGGCCTCCGCTTCATCGAACAAGCCGGCATCAATAAGATCCGCCATCTCATCACTCTCGGCTTTGGTCATTCTAGCAAGTCCCACCCAAACCGAGCCTCGGGTGGGTATTCGCTGCACTCTTGCTTGGGTGTAAGGGACATCGTCAACCTCGCTTAGTTTTACTTGCCAGTTTTAGAATCGGCCTGATGTTGGTTCCGTGTTTGCGCTTCGTGGCCCCGTCTTGTTTGTAGTCGAATCCCATACCGAAGTAGAGCGCTCTATCATTTGTCATAGTGAGCGCATTCAGATGCTCCGCGAGTTTCTTTCCGCGCTCAACTCCAGTTACTGGACTAGCGGGATGATAAAGGCAGTCCACTTGTGACTCGAACAGGCGAACCGCGCAGATCAGGTGCCCTAAATACTTTCGCAGTTCCCGCTCATCCTTCGTGTATCGTTCGGTTTGATTCATATGTGATCCTAAATTCAGGGAGCAGGAGCGAGCCCCGCACTCAACTCCCGCCCCCACTCAAAGACAGCGCCTTAATGCTTTGTTTACGCCGCAAGGTGCTGTCCTGAGATTCAGTCTTCGTCGTAATCTCTACCATTTAGCGCCACAAATGCGCGCTCAAAAAACTCGTTAGTGTCTTCTATGCCGCTCAGGCTGTGAATTCCGAGATCAACGTAACGCCCGTCCTGTAGATGCGTGCTTAGTTCTCCGTGCCAACTCTCACGGTCAGGATAGCGATAGTAATAAACGTTGATGAAATATCGCGTCTTGACATCATCTCGAACCCTCTTCTGGAAAAAAGAGTCGGCGTGTTTATGGAGCGCCGTTGCGGGCTCCTCGTGATAATCGTCTGCAAGCAAAGCCTCTCTTGATAACTCCGTCATTTAGACCTCTTATTGCCGTTCCGCGACTTCCACTGAGGAAGCTTTGTCGCTGCCAAAATAGCGGGCCGGAGAATTTCGTATTGCTCTAAGGTGACGACTTGGACGTTCAGCACTTCACCCATCAACTTCGGCTCCGCAAGCAGGGCGTATTTATCGTCCTCACCGTTTGCGCCTACGCCGCGCTCGATCTGTTTAATCTGATCCCCGGTCAGGGGTACTTGAATTATCTTAAAGGCCATCGGTTCATTTCCCCGCTTTCTTGTTACCGTTCTTTTTGCTTGGCTTCACTTTCAGTTGTAGCGATTCTTCCAGTAGCCGCCGCACTACTTGACTGACCGAGCGTTCATCCTGCTCTGCAAGCTTCTCTAGATAGTCCTTTACTGGCAGAGTAACGGCGGCCTGAATCTGATGTAGTCGTTCTGTTGCTGGCAAAGATTTGCGTCCCATGCGAGCATCTTAGAACAGGTCCGCTCATTTCGTCAATTAAATTATACTCACCAAAAAACCTATTGACTTTATTCTCCGGGTAGTCCATTATCCTTTCCGTGGGGCGCTTCCCAAGGGGCAGAGCGAAAGGCAAAGGGAGTGCTGCCGTAAATTGCGAACCCAGATTCGCCGCGCTGCCCCTCGGGAGGCGGTTGAAATGAAGGGAGATTATTAGATGGCACAGTCACCAAAATACAAAGTGTACAAAGGTAAGGAATACATCGGTTGTGTGAAATATGCCGAGGATGCCGCCGCTCTGGTTGCGCTCCAAGACTGCGGGAGCGTGCGGCTAGGCCATGCGTATGTGTTGTGGACCGAGGGCGCTGACGGGAATGCCGGGGATAGTTACGACGCGGCTGCTGAGTTAATACATCAGCGCGAGCGTGAGGCCAACGAAAAGGCGTTCGCTAAAGTCTATGGGGCGAGCAATGGGGCGTAACTGGTCGCCAAAGTATGCTGTTGCGTGTACTCGGCCCACGTGCAAGTGGAAAGGCAAACGTACCGGGCGAACGATGTCAAATCGCTGTCCTAAATGCCGGAATCATTCGATTCGCAAAGTTGAGAAAATCACTAAGCCCGCAACTAGCCCGAGCTAGACGACATTGAGAAACAGGCACTAATGAATCAGGTAGTAAGTAGAGCGCGAGCCGCTCTGAATGATGGCCAGCCGCTAACGCTTCTCCGTTGGCGCGAATTCACAGTGAACGTAACGCTAAAGATTAACGAAGGTAAATTTGGGATCACGTATGAGCATCAAGGTTAATTCAGGTTCTGCGCTCTCAATGAACGCGATGCATGCGCTTATGCTGGCTACCACGTCAAAGGCGCAAAGAGCACGATAGATACAACCCGAATGGTGCGCGTAGTTGATTGTATTCCGGTTAGTAGATAGGAGATCCGCATGTCCAACTATAAGGTTGAATTTCACCGCGTTTGGGTAAAGACCATCGAGGCTGATAATCGTAAACGGGCACGCGAGATCGCGGAACTCGAAATGGTCGAAGAGTCAGATGCTGAGGACTACAATTACTCGGTTGTCAAAAACACGAAGCAGCCTGACCGCGACACCAGCGATGAGGGCCATAATAGCGTTTGGGGAACTTAACGATGAGCCAATCACTTGAACAATATCACCGAGAACGCGACGCGCTTATAGGAAAGAGCGCAGATCATCTTCAGCCTCCAGCGACTTACACGAGAGGCGTGGTGCTTCCAGAGGATAAACGCAGCAAGAGAATCTCTTTGCTCGCTGTGGTAATTCGCATCCTGATCGCGATCTTATTCTTTGCATTATTCTCGTTTGTATTCTTTGTTGGATTAACAGGGGATTGAAGTGATGGCATTAAACGCATTTGGCAGAGACTTTTTCATCGGGGCGGTATTCAGGTCTAAGGATTTACGTGAGGACTGGCGACACGTCATCATCACGGACATGCGTAATGGTCGCGCTAAGTGTCATAACTTGCTTTACGGTGAACCTCGAAAGATGACGACGCGCGGTAGTTGGATCGGTCTTAAGAATCTGGCTACGCGTTGGCAGACGTGTCCTGTTGCGGATTGTTGGTGTAAGGCGAAATCACACGAAAATCCAGCTTTGTTGGATTAACAGGAAGGGAGTAGAAGATGGGCAGAAAGGTTATGTGCGGAACTCCGCAAGGCAAATGCAGCGGCTCCAAAATGTCTGTAAATGCATGGCTCGGTGGATCGGCGGGGCAGAAAGTACACGCGGATTCGCCCGAAGCTTTCAAGTGTTATCGTGCTTATCTAATCTCCGAGGGTTACACGGCATTAGGAAGCAGAGAGATGCTACCGCCGGATGGTGGTATGCCTTCTTTGTGCCTTAGTCCTTGCCTTCTTTTGGAAGTCACCGAATTTGCATCTGGACGCGCCCTGCCGTTAGTAGGATCATACTACCTACTCGTTGCCAGATTTTCAGCACAATACGTCAGCTTGTTGGCACACGAAGCCTCTAATTTTGCTTGTTGGGGTTTGTGGAGGCTGATACAGAAACCCATAAGGTAAATCTCTTTTCGCGCCAACCGATAATGGTTTCTGAATGAGCTTTAAGGCGTGAGCCAATGCTAATTCAAGAAACAACGGAATAAGACTAGCAAATTCCCGTTCGTTTGTGGTAAATTATTTTCCAACAGAAGCCGATTAAATTTCGGGAAACAACACATTGAGGGCCGCTCGCGCAACCGGGCGGCTCTTGGTGTTTCTCACACTCGCCTCTTGACACGACGGGGTATTATGATTATTATTACGAAGCATGAAAACAAGACAACTTCATTGCCATAAATGCGGTGCTGACTGGACGCCTCGAAAAGAGGGTAAGCCCATTCAGTGCCCGCGCTGTAAGTCTCTAAGCTGGCAGAAGCCACGAGGTAAAGATGTCACTAAGTAAACGCCTGAATGATGAACTCCAACGCGCGGATGAACGTGAGCCGCGTTACGGTGATGATGTGGATACATGGCCCTCTGAGCAGGAAATGGCAAGTGATGAAGATAACGAACAATAGTTCTTTACCGTTGCCTCTGGTTAATGCCGTGTCACGCCATGACCACGAAGCGCGTCCGAACACCATCTCAGTAACGTCGTTAATTCTGCCGCCGCAAGTCCGCGCCCTATCAATTAGGCATGATGCTGAGTTGAGTGAGGATGCAGCAGATCGGCTGTGGGCACTGCTCGGAACATTATTGCACCACGCCCTTGAAAAACACGCCCAGGGGATTAAGAACCTGACCACAGAAGAAGAATTATCTGTTGATGTCTTAGGATGGAAGATTATCGGACATTACGACCTGAGCGAAATGTTGCTGGACGGAGAGTTGTTGACTGATTACAAACTGACCTCTGTATGGTCTGTGAAGGACGGGGCAAAGATCGAATGGGAACAGCAATTAAATGTTTATGCCCATTTGATTCGACACGCCGGCCGACAAGTCAGCCGACTTCAGATTGTAGCTATCGGTCGCGACTGGAGTAAGAACAAAGCCAAGTTTGACTCATCATATCCCCAACAACAAGTGAAGGTTTTATCCGTGCCCTTATGGACATCGGAACAAGCGCAAAAGTTTATTGAGAAGCGCGTAAGGTTACATCAACTCGCGGAGATTGGGGAGTGGCCTGATTGTACGCCTGATGAGAGATGGGCCAAGCCGACACAATTTGCCCTAATGAAAAAGAACCAAAAGAAAGCCGTTAAACTTTTTGATGATCTCGAGACGGCTGAGAATCGGTTGGCAACTACACCGCCGCATTCGCATTACATAGTAGAGCGTCCCGGCGAATCGACGCGCTGCCTTGCATATTGTTCCGTGGCTAACCACTGCCCGCAGTTTGCCGCCATGCAGAAAGGCGAGGCATGAGTCACGGCCAGTCACCTGTTACACCATCAGAGGTCAACGGAGAGATCTGGCGATTGATTAAACGCGCCAATGACGTTGTGACGGAAATCTATAAGGCTGGCGACGAATACATAGACAGCAAGGTTGATTACGAAGATCGGTACGCGAGAGAGATCCTATCCGCCGAAGGAACCGTTCAGGAAAAGAAGTCGATCGCTGATAAGAACTGCCGCGATTTATACAAGCGCATGTTGAAAGGCGACGTGCGCTACAAATACCTGAAAACGGTTCTGGACACGACTAAAGAGCAGCTTCGTGCTGCACAGTCACTCGGGGCGAATCTACGTGACGAGTGGCAAATAAACCAAAGACACAAACCATAGCAAAAGAAGGAGAATAAGAATCATGGGACGTTATGCGAGCGATTCAGGGGGCGGAAGTTTTACGCCAGCACCGACAGGAACACACATTGCCCGATGTATTCGGATCACGGATTTGGGCACACAGCACGGAGAATATAAGGGTCAGCCAACCAGGCGGAATCAGATTTTAGTGACGTGGGAGTTGCCCGACGAAATGATCGAAGTCGAGGGCAAGCAAATACCAATTACTACAAGCCGCTTTTATACAAACTCTCTCGGAGAAAAAGCTAATCTTCGTAGGGATCTAGAATCATGGCGAGGTCGCACGTTTACCGAAGAGGAACTTGACAGGTTTGACCTTGAAAACATTTTGACCAAACCCTGCTTGCTAACGATCGTCGCCGCCGAGAATGGCAAGACAAAGGTAGCGTCAGTTAGCGGTCTGCCTAAGAATACAACTTGTCCCGATCAGATAAATCCGAGCTTCACATTTTGGCTGGACGAATTTGACGAAGAAACGTTCGACAGCATTCCTGATGGAATCAAAGCAATCATTAAGAAGTCAGAAGAGTATCCTGCCGCATCTGCCGGAAACTATTATCCGCCCCAAGAGAGTAGGCCGGACTTCTCAGATGATGATATTCCATTTTGACGCAAACTTGAGGAATCAATCGAACTTGCCAGAAAGCCGAGTACGGTACACGCGCGAAAAGGGAAAGTGATTCAGTTAGTGAAGTGAGCAAACCTATGAAAAAGAGCGTGGATAATCTCAAACAGCGAATAGCGGCGATGAAGGAGGCGGCGGAGATGCGCTAAACCACCATGTATTAGCAGGTAAATGGTCCGACCAACATATCAAGGCAACTTCAGAGGATGGAAACGGCTTGATAGCCTTTGCGGACATGCCTGCCAACACGGAGTATATCGCAATCTGCAACCCCGCTGCCGTTCTTGCCCTCATCTCTGAAGTGGAACGCTTGGAGCGGGAGAATGCGGATCTTGATGAACACATAAAGGATCGCGACTCGTTACTTAGTTGTGGCTTAGTGGATTGTCCGGTCAGGCGAGATTAGTAGATGCTCTTCATCCACCATCACAACGACAGCGAGCGAGAATGAATCAATGAACGGCATAACTGTAAAGCGAGATTCTGAAGGTCAGGCACGAGAAGTGCGGCTTTGCCTAATTAATGCCCATTAAAATGGAAACCATCGTTTCTGCCTAAAAAATCAAAATGACTAATTGGCTCGCAGTCTTGCTCAGCCCCAGCCTTGAGGGATACAGTAGGCGTCCCAAACTATCCCACTGGAGGACGCTATGGCTGACGAAACACCTTGGCAGTTTATCGGGACAGAAGAAACCTTGGGAGTGTTTTGCGACGTGTTTATGGTGGCCACCGATACCAAAAGCAACGTTACTACACTCTATTTTTTCCAAAGCCAAACGCGAATTCCAGAGGGCGGTTTGGACGCAACTACCCGAGTCGAGCCTTCTTACAAGGCGAAATGTATTGCCCGTATTATGGTTGCATCTAACGGGCTTGAAGTTCTTCTCAAGGCTATTGCTGATAATAGAGGCTTGCAGGTCACGGCTAAACCTGAGGAAGCACAAGCTACATGAGCATGGACACACCGCCATTACCGGAACCAGTTTCAGCACGTTTAAGTGGGGCGCAAACAAGTGCGCCTCAGACACTCACAATGGGCGTTGCTCGCTTTTCTATATTCGACCGCGATACGAATACGGTGACGCTAATGTCTAGCATAGGGGTACAAGCCCCAACGCATAACGACGAACTCAAGTTCCAGCGCTTAGCAAGCCAATGGCTCAAGGATACATTGCTGTCTTCATCTGTAACACGGGATCATGCGCATCCTGCGCATTTGGCCATTTTGGCTATGGGCAAAATTGCGCTGCCCTTGATCTTAAAAGAACTGCAACAGAATGGCGGACATTGGTTTTTGGCGTTGCGTTTGATCTCAGACGAAAACCCAGTACCAGCGGAACACGCTGGTCGCATCAAGGAAATGCGCGAGGATTGGATTACATGGGGACGCCAGCACGGCTATTTGTAAACGCCAGCGAATTATTACTCATTCGACTACTTCTGGAATGCTGGTTTCCAAATCTTAAACATGAGATCTTTTGCCCAGAGAGTGAGGCAGACGAATATTATAATTGCATAGCATGGGCAGCGGACGACTGTGATCATTGGTGGGAACCGACTCTTGATCCTACTGATGGCTTTTTGGCCGATTGCGTGGCGTTCGTACAGCAAAGACTGTTATGTTGAAGCGTTCAAGCAAGACGGTCACTACGAGGTTGGCCCAACGGATTTCAGTTTAGAAACGGGATACGAAAAGGTAGCTTTATATCTGGACACGCAAGGTGTTCCGATGCATATGGCGCGACAGTTATCAAACGGCATATGGGTAAGCAAGCTAGGTAAGTCGTGGGACATCTTGCATCAAACTGAAAAAGGTGTTGAGGGTACTACATATGGAAGCGCCGTAGTTGTAATGCGCAGGCCTATCCAGTAAGAGGACGTTACAGACATCATTGTGGCAGCGCCTCTGCAAAATTGGTTTCAATCCCTAATTCATGCACTGATTGAATCACGACGCAGAGGTTATGACAAAGCACCTTACACAGAGCTTCGTTGATCTGCGCCGTGAGTGTCCGACTCCGCAACCGTTGACCAAACTTTGATTTGATCATGTGAAAGGTCGTTTCAATGTTGGATCGTTTGTGGTAGTGCTGTAGAAACTCCCCACGATGCAAGGCGTAGAAGTGATACATCCGTGTCCACAGTTGCGACTTTGGTTCATAGCCTGACTGTGGTACTGAGTTCGTCTTGAACGGGATATAAGGGATCGCGCCGTGGCGTAATGTCGCCAGCATGTTGTCTGCTCCGAGGTAGCCTTTGTCTGCGCTTACTTCCTTCATCTTGAATCCCGCTTCAACTGTGCGATCAATCAAGCCCTTAAAGAACGGATAGTCATGCGCGTATCCGTCGCTCACTTGCACGGCTGTAACGATGTTGGTTTTAACTCCGCATGTTAGGTGCAGTTTGAGCCACTGGCGACGATCTTCCTTCGTGCCGTATTTCACGTCTAACCAACGCATAAACTGTCCCGTGCTGAATCCTGAGCTATCGACCGCGAAGTCTTCCTCAATCGATCTGAGCGGCGCAGCACTGAGCGTAATCAACTCGTAAAGGTACGGTGTCAACGCTTCCGATTCCAGGTAGTTAAAGACACTGTTGTAGTGCGGCAAGTGCGAGAGATAGCCACGTTGTTTTGCTTCGCGAAGATCCGTGGCAAAGCGGCGACCTGAGACGGTTGAATAAATCTTGTAGGTTGACGAAAAGATCATGTCACTCAGAGGTAGTTGTGGTCTACCTCTGCCTTTGCGCTTTTCAGGCTCAGGCACGTTTCTGCATAGTTCATAGAGCAACGCTTGCAGTTCTGACTTCTCGTGAGTCTGCGCCTTGTTGTAAGCCTTCCAGTCCTGCGTGTAGGTCTTGCGCGTGACCTTTAACGTCTCAGTGACGACAGTCTGACCGTTTGCGGTCGTCTCGCGCTCAATTGTAAAACTCACCGCATAGATGTGTTTGCAAGTAGTTTGGCGGGTTTCAAAGTCTGGACAAGTACACTGATTAGCATCGGCATCGACCACGTATTTTCCCTTGCCAGCTTGCGACGGAACGAGCCACATGCTGCCTTCAGGTACTAGCTTGGTTGTGGCGGCTATTTGAAGTCCCTTCTCTTGTCTCGCGTCCATTGTGTCTCTCCTTGCCTTTGTTAGGCGACTGGCTCACAATGAACTTGCGGAGATCAAGTGCGAGCAATCGCGTTTGGTTTTCAATGGCCTCGCTGGTTGTTTGCGCAACTGGCGAGGTTTTCTCTTGGAGCCCATTATACAGATCGTCGGGACTAATGCAAGGACTAAATCCCCCTAGTCCGAGAAATAGTTCTTGACAGTATTAGGGACTAGGAGTTACCTTGGTTCTGGAGGTAAGAGACTAATGACTGAGACTAGAAGTGGAGCCGCGTCGGCTGTTTCGGTAGACTCAAAGCGCAAGCGGAGCCCGCGTTATCCAGTGCTGGCTATTGATGAGGCCGTTACCAAGGTCAGGGCTATTTACAATGCAGATCGCAGGGCTTTTGCTACGTTTGACTCGATCTTGGAGCATATGGGCTATAAGGTGAAGGAGAAAAAAGGTGGCCGGAGCGCACGAATTGTGGCGACTCTAAAGCAATATGGCTTGTTGGAGGATAAGGCGGGTAAGTATCGGGTTTCCGATATGGCCTTTCGCATTTTAGAGTTACCTGAAGACTCGCCAGAACGTGCCCAATTGATTAAGCAAGCGGCCTTGAGTCCTGCCGTTATATCAAAGGTGCTTAAGCACTATCAAGGTGTAATTCCCTCAGACACAACACTTAGAAGTCATCTAATCTTAGAGGAGGAATTCAACCCGGACAGCGCGGAGGAGTTCATCAAAGTTCTACGGCGAACAATTTCAGTTGTGCATCCTGAGAGCGGAGACTACAATAGCGAGTCATCTGAAGAGCTTGACACGCCATCAGTAG